CCCATATAATATTTCTCCGGTTTCATTATCAAATATAGATGTAATTAATCCTCTATCTTGTAAAGATTCTAGACAACATTCTATAATTACTAAATTAATAATCTCACTAAATTCATTTTCCTGAATTGTTGGTGAATTATATTTATCCATTAATTCTAATGATTTTAATGTTATTCTAAATTCAAATAATTCTTTAAATTTTTCCTCATCTATTTCATGTTCTTTACAAATATCTTTAAAAATATTATCTTCATCCATTCTAGATATAAAATATTTTACATATTCATCTATAGTTTCTAATCTATCCATAATCTTTATTTTATTAAATATAATAATCTTCTTTTAATTTCCCATTTTTCATATCTCTATTTTTAAGTTTTAATTTTTTATCTAAATCTCTACTAATATATAATATTGTATTACTATTTGTTGAAATTGCTAAATTATTAGTACGATGAAAATAAATAGGTCCTTGATAATTAGTGCATATTTCTTCTCCATTAACCCAGTGGGTAATTCTTCTATCACCATCAAAACTTCTAAAATCTTCACAAGTTACTCTAAACCATTGATTATTTATTAATACTTCTAATACTGATGAAGTATTGAAATCATAAATACTTTTATTTGTCCAACCTTTTTTTTCTGACATTATATTATATTTAATGCTTTAGCTCTTTGATATGAAATTATTTTATTATTTTCTTCATTAATAAATTTTCGTTTAGTTAATGGTAATTTTTCTTGATCTTGTTCAAATGTGGTTGGAATTTTTTTATAAAACGTTTCTGTTTTTATCGGTCCGTTAGAATTTTTAGTTAAATCAAACGTCCAAATTGAATAATCTCCATTTTCATCATCAAATCTTCTAGTAAATTTAGACGCGATGATATTACTTTCATGTGATGGTCTACCTCTTTTTGGTTGCTGTATATTGCTCATATGCTATTTTTTCAAGATTTTTATAAATTTCTTCATTGCTATCAATTGCTACTCTATTTCTTTCCTTCATAATAACTTCTATATTTTCTTTATCTGAAAGAAGATCTTCGGTAATTATTGAAAAATAATTTTCTCCTCTATATGTAAAGTCTACTCTATAAACTTTTTGAACTAATTGTGTTGTTTCCATTTTATTTTAATTTACATTCTTTAATATGTTTACATTCTTTTGTAAAGGAACGATAATATCCAGGACAAGTACATTTAAACTGATTACCTGTTTTTCTAACAAAATATTTAGTAACACTATCAGATCCTATAAATTCCCATTGTTCTTTTTCAATAATTACCTTATCTGATTTTGGTTTAGACCAAATAATATCAGAAATCTCAGTATTAGGATGAACAGGTTGCCAATTAGGAATAATATATTTTTGGTCTTTTACTTTAAGTAATTGAGGTGCTATTATTGATTCTACCTCATAGAAAAAACGTTTAATATATGATAATGATATTTCTTGTTTTTTAGGTTGTAAAGTTAAAGGACCTTCTGAATATATTATCTGGTTAACTTCACTACTAAACATGTCGTATTTTATTATGCAATCGTATAAAGCCATATTATTTAGATAATTCTTGTGTTGAAAATATTCTTAAACCTAATTTTTGATTATATATAAATCTAGTAGTTGATTTACCATTTTCAAAAACTTCAGCCCAAAGTTCACCATCAATTTTTTTCTTAGAAGCACACTTGTGTTTAAATGTACTTAAAACATACTTATTTAATTGTTTAACTTCGTTCGCTGAATTAACAGTATAAAATTCAACTGAACCTTCGTAGTATTTAATTGTTGTTTGTGTCATAACCTTTATTTATTTATTATATTTAAAATAGAATCTTTAACATAAGATACTAGTAGATTTTTAATATTACTATCTACTATATTAAATTGAAGAAGCTCAGATGGAATTTCTTGATGGTTATGATGAGAATATAATACTTTTAAATGTTTAATTTCTTTAGTTTTTATATTAAATGTAAAGTCAAATGCGTACTTAAAAGTTAAATATATATGGTCTGGAAGGGGGGATGTTGGTAACATCCATTCAGCAGATTTTATTGGTTTTTTATTAGTATTTACTGTTGAAAATATATGAGTATAACACAAAACATCTCCATTTTTTCTTTTTTGGTACGTAGCCCAATTAATGTGAGTTTTGACAATTTTTAAATTTAAACTATTACTAGTATGTTCAACAATATTTAAAAATTCTTTAGGGGATAAATATCCCATTTTAGTAATCTCATTTTCAATAATTTCGATGTTTTCTTTTGTTTGTGTCATAACCTTTATTTATTTATTTATTTATTATACATCAATATACGAACATCGTTTTGCTTCGCCAACCTTTTCATATGACGCTGTTGTGACGTCTTTATATGATAATTATTATTTTTTTACTACTTTGAATAGTGCCCTCTCTATATTATATCCATTATTAATAAAGTGTTTTAAACTATCTACATTACAATGAGCATATATTGTTTTTGAAGAATCTTTGATTTTCGAATCTCTATAATTCCATAACATCTTATAAATCCCCATTCCCCTATATTCTTTTTTAACGTAAGCATGACATAAGTAAAAACATGTAGGGTGTTCTACATAAGATACTATTCCTACTAGTTCATCTTGAATAAAACATCCATAATAAGTAGCAGTAAGATCTAATAAGTCTGGTTTAATACTCCCCAATGATCTCTCTATTTCAATATATGATACATTTTTAATTTCCATAATTATTGATTTGTAATATTATATATCTTCATCTTCACTATTAATAATACTTTCTAACATAATAATTTATATATCTTAATTTTTCTTGATAAATTTTAAGAATTTTCATGTTAAACCCGTTGATTTTATTGATATTTAGATATGGTTGCATATATATAACCGTTATAAAACATTAAAACGATTTTATAACAAAAGATATATGAAATGGGAGGTGGGAGTCGAACCCACTATCTCCACTACTCACACTTATACCATAGTTCTCCTGAGGAATCGAACCTCCTTGATGCTCCCACTTCATATATCTTCAACCGTTATAAGTCAGTTTGCTCTTTTATCGTTTTTAAGCAATACCAACAGTAATTAGTTTTAGTTTCGATTTCCCCATGAACATTATCACATGAGCAAACCGAACTTATAACAGGGGGTATAAGAAATAATTTTACTACCTTTTCTGCTATATCATCAATGTTACTCAATCCAATAACATACCTATCTTTCTCCATCTCCCAAGCATTGTCTTTTAATATTTGCTTTATTTCTTCTTTCATACTTTTAAATTTGTTTAGTGCTATTAATCCGTAAAATTACTTCTCATACCCCCGATACGTTATAAATAATGTTTGTTCTTGACAAGGACTCGAACCTTATAATCCACCTCTTTCGGAAGTTTCACCGCAATCAAATCGGATATAGGACTTACTCACTGCCTGTGTTTACCGTTTCACCACAAGAACAAACACATATTTATAACAACAAATATAAGAAATAAATTTTTAAATAAAAAATTTTAAAGGTAAAATTTACTTCTCATATTTGCAACCGTTAGTGGCAATTATCGGAACGACACCTCTTCGTAATAACATTTGGTTATATTTTGAAGACTATTCCACCTATTAAAGTGCTTTTCAATGTGTTCATCTGCAATCCATTTCATTCCAAATTTATCTGTTTCAAATTGCTTGTAATGGTCTTTCCATTTTTTCAGCATCTTATTAAACTTGGTGCAGTATTTGGTTGCAGTTGATTTTTTATTGGTAACAAAAACCACAGCACTATAATAGTCATCATACGAGCCGCCATAATATCTAACCAAATAATAACTGCCACTAACACGGGTTTGGCAAAATGGCTGTTCAGTAATTCTATCAATCATTCGTTTTTAATTTTAAAGTTTTGTAATTCTATTTAAGTTCCGGTTCAGCCACTTCGCCAAGCCCGAAAACGTTATATGCAATACTACGTTTGTGCTTCGTATTATGTTTTGTGGTTATAATCTTTTTGTTTTATTTTTCCCAACTTAAATTAAATACTATAATACACATCATCAAAATTATTAGAATTAGCAATAATTGAGTTCCATAATTGATAGTAATAAGTATCCTCATTGTTCTGCGTTAATTCTGTATATTTTGCTTGTAGTTTGCCATAAAAAGTAAAACAAACATTAATCTCAGGGTATTTGTTTTTTACTTTTTTATTTATTTTATTTAATTGTGCTTGTGTAACTTTAAATGAAGATTCATTCTGTTCATTCAAATATTCACGTATAGTAGTTGCTATAAATTTTCGTAGTTTCATATCTTTCTCCATATATTTTGCTTTATATATAAATATTCAATTTTTAATTTTCCACCCACAAAAAATAAAACAAAAAGGTTCAGTTCTTCGTAGGTAGTTTAGTGGTTAATTTCCGCACTGCATATAACAAGGTGTATAAGAAAGTTTGCCATCAATAGTTTCGGTAATTTGAAAGTTTCTACAAGCAAACCTTCTCATACACCCAACCGTTAGTGGCAAGTTAACATACGTTACAAATAAACTGACCACTTTCTAATTCTATATGTTTACAACCTTTTTGATTTTTTAATTCATCAAGCCATAAATCCCAATTATTTGAAATTAGATTTATAAAATTATCTGTAGAACCTCTTTCTTTGTATCGTTTTAAATATTCTTCTTTCAGTTCTTTTTTAGGGTAAACTAATATAAATTCTAATCCGTTTTTAACTAAAGCATCTCTTACCTCTTTATGGCTTGATATAAAAATTCTTGAGTAACCTTCTGCTATTTTTTCTTTAATATGTTGAATATAATTTTGCGGAAAATTAGATTTATCAAATTTACTACTATCACTATCAGTTGCGAATCCTTGTGGTACATATTGAGACCAATCACCATTAGAACAGTAATATGATTTACCAGTACCAGGGAAACCAGCCACTAACAGGTGTTTGGCAATATTGCCTTTTTCGTCTTCTAAAAACTCTTTTTCTTTATTCATTATATTTGTGTTATCAATTAATATTTGTGAGGGGCAACATCGCCAAGCACCAAAACGTTAGCAAACATTTAACTCACGTACTATCTTCATTCTCTGTGCCAATACCCAAGTTCCACCCTGCGATTCGGGTCTATCATAAAGTTCAGTATCTTCTACTTCAACTTCCACCCAAATTCTGTCTTTAGTTGAAAGATGTGGGGCAATAGGTTTTAATGTGCAATGCCAACCCTTCCTAAAAGCGAAACCTTTAGTTGGATGCGATTCTGCTTCTATCCATTTACCAATCGGTATCCTACTTTTCTTATTTATAAATAATGGAGATAAACTACCATCTTTTAACTTTCTAATTAGTTTATATGCTATCATTTAAAACGTTTGCTAACAAGCAATATATGTAATTGCCTATTAAGGTTTATACTAATTTTTAAGTTCGTGCAAGGCAACTACATATATTGCCAGTCGTTATAAGCAAATAAAAATTACTCGCTTTTCGTTTCATCAACAACTTTTTGGTTTCTAATTTCGCCTTCCAACTCCATCATTTCCATAAAGCAATCTCTTAAATGCGAGTGCATCCTACCTAACTCAAATCCGTAAACAACATCGTCTTTTTCAGAGTTGCATAACTCTCTAACTAAATCAGCATTTAATTCAAACATTCTTTTGTAATGCTCAATTTGTTCTAATTGTTCTTGTGTAATCAAATATTTTCGTTCCATAATCCGTAATTTTTACAGCTTATAACAGCGTATATGTGCAATACGCTAATAAGCATTTGTTGTTAATTTAAAGTTTCGTTCTTGCATACTGCACATATACGCAAAACGTTAGGTGCAAGTTTTATTTAAAATTCCCACCGCACCCTTAACATCATCATTCGTCAATCCGATTTCACTATTGGTTCTTATAAAATTGTCTTTATGTTCCAATAACATATCACAATCATCATCCAATATCACATAGGTAAAATCCTTGCCTAATTTCTTTCGTTCCCAATTTTTACCATTATCTGAATGAATATGAGTGTCAACCCATTGTTTTATCTCTACACCTCTTGGGATTGATAAGTGTATTCCTGTTCCACGTTCAAGCCATTGGTATGCTCTAATTGTAACACCAATCAATTTATCGTTAAACAAAAAACCTTCATTTTCCATGTGTTCTTTCGTTTTTTCTAAAGTCGCATACCTCCATGAAGAAGATAAAACAATTTTAGCATCCGTTTGGGCAAGTATTTCACCTAACAGCTTTTGTTTTTCGGGGTTTAAAGCCCATTGTCCATCTTTCAAATATTCGGGAGTTGCTAAAACTCCATCAATATCTAAGAATATAATTTTTTCCATCTCTCAAATTTTAAATAAAACCAGACACCTAACAGCGTATAAAAAACATTAAAACGATTTTTTATACGCAAAACGTTATAAGTAATAAAACAAAAATTATGAATTTATTAGCTCAATTTCTTCTCTGATACAAGGTAAAATTCTACCATCATCAAGTTTTATCATAATCTTTTCAAATTCACTACCATCTAAACATTTCTGATTATCAATGGAAAGAATTTTACCTTCCAAGAAATTCCTTTCGTTAGTTATACTTAAACCAACAGTTGTTTTTATTCTATCTTCTTTTTTCATATTGTATAATTTTTGTTTTACATAGTTATAACAAATGATAAACAACATTAAAACGATTGTTTATCATCGGACGTTAGCACCAATACTACGAAAGTGCTTCGATTAAGCATTTAATGGTTCATCAAAGATTACATTCCAACTATCTAATGGTTGCCAACCGCCACCCATAGTCATTACTTCTAAATCTGATGATGGTACATTCTTGAACGTAATATATTCATCACCTTTATTATTCACTATTCTTGGTGATAGTTGATAATCATCAGTCAATTTTGTTCTCAAAATACACATTTTACTAATTCCAGCCTTTGATTTTGCATAGTATTTAGCATAATCTAAATCATTTGTGAAACTAATTGATGGTTGCTCTTCACCAGTTCTATTTGGTTTCATATATCCATCGTTCTGTATATTCATTGCTTGTCCTTTACCAGTTCCGTGATAAATATAACCATCATTTTTTACTTGTTCGTTTAAGTATTCTTTGATGGTTGTCGCTATAAATTTCTTCAAATCTTTCATAGTTTTCTTTTATATATAAATATTACAAATTTAAATTTCTACCAAATAAACCGTACTGGTGCTAACAAGGTGTATAAGAAAGTTTGCTATTAGCAGTTGTGGTAATTTGAAAGTTCAACTAAGCAAACCTTCTCATACACCCAACCGTTAGCAGTAATGCTAAGAAACCAGCTCAACCTCATCATCCGAAAAGAAAGAAAGTATTAAATTTGACAGAGCATGTGCCTTTTTGAAATCTCTATCATATCTACTATAAAACTCGACAATAACGAAATTTTCACCTCTACCACGAATAAACGCTTTATCATTATTAGCCGTTGGTAAAAGTTCAAATTTTTCTTCTTTAAGATTTTCATACCAATACAATCCAGTTCTTTCAGACTCTTGCATATCATATTCAGTAGGAATGTTTCCTTTTCTAAAAGCTACACAAGCTAAATTCATTACAGCTTTTAAAGTTTCTTCATAATGCTCTTGGTTGCGACCCTTAATTTTAATTAACATCTTTTGTCATTTTTAATTGGTTTTTATTATACGTCAATATACGAACCCTGTTCCGATTCGCCAAATTTTTCATATGACGCTGTTGTGACGCTTTATAAAAAATCAATAACACGTTGCTCTTTATCTAATATTTTAATTATATTAAATTCAATATCCATTTCATTAAATAAAGAATATCCAGTAGAATGTAAATATATTTGAAAAGCATGTGAAAATAAATTTATATCTAATGGTGGTTTTGTAGTTTTTTGTAGGTAAATTTCATAAAAAAAATCTATATGAATCATATTATTTTTCCTCATTTTAATATAATCTATTCTCATTTCTTCTTTATTTTGATATTTCATTTTGTATTTGTTCAATTATTTCTTTAGTTAGTATTTCTCCTGATAATAAAGCAAATCTATTAATATTAAAAGTCGGCTCTATTATTATTTGTGTAAGGACTGAATGTTTTATTGGGATAGTTGGATTAATAATTTCATTTACTCTAATCCCTATTCTTCCATTAGTGTGTCTTTGAGAAGTCCTTAATGAATATATTTTATCCTTAATAGGGTAATTAACTCCATACTCTTCCCAAAACTTAAGAGTCTCTAATGGATAAATATCATTAATACAAATTAAATCCATAATTTATTTTCCTAAATGTTTAATATATAAATATAAAAACTTAATACTATACTTATTATAATCGTTTATATCTAAATATAGATTAAGTTTAATAGCTAAATTTCTTCCAGCTTCCCAAGCATCAAATTCTTCTCTCATAACATCTACTTTATATGCAAGCCTTCTTCTATATTTATATATTTTATTTAAGGCATATTCTTCCCCTATAGAAGTAAAGTGATATTTTTGTTTATATAAATCCCAATCTCTCATTAATTCCCAATGACCTAATTCATGTAATAATAAATAATATTGATGAGTTGAGTTAGTATTTATAATTTTAATTTTACTAGGAACATTTAATGTACCTCGTCTAATAATCATCTCAGAAGATTTCGAGTTCAAATTTACTTTGAACCCGAAACTCTCAGCATATTTTTTTAATATTTCTAACTCAATTTTCATTTTTAATCATTAAATGTTTCATAAGTATACTGAACACCATCCCCATGAAATGAAAAATACATTTTAAAATCCTTATCACAATCCCGGTTTTTGCTAAAATACATTGAACGTTGTAAACCATCCTTTGATCTCTCAACTAAAGCCATTCCGTCAGTCATGTGTTTTAACCTATTCGAACCAGCAAAATCACCTTGTTTAGTTACTTGTTGTATATTTAGAAATGTGGTATTATAACCACCTTTATTTTCACCTTTTTTATTTTTATCTTGTACTTGTAAAAACCAATATTCAGCTGCACTTTCAGTAGTACGATAAGCATCTTTATACATATCTATCACTTCAGCAATTGAATCAATACCAATAACATCATATCCCATATCAAATACATGTTCAATTGTTTCTTTTACACAATGTGAATAATTTTTCAAAAACAGTGTTTGAACACAATTAAATTTAGGTAAACGTTTACAATACTTATAGTGAGCTATTTCATCCATTTCACCACTAACAAATAAACATTTGTATCCTTGTTGTGTTAAATTAGATAATATATCTAATACTATTGTTGATTTACCTGAACCTGGACCACCAGCAAAAACTAAATTAGTACCTGGCATTAAACCACCTTCAGTTGATAAAATAGTATCAACTTCACTATTTGTTTTCATTGGTATAAATAACGCATCATTAAATTTAAGTTCGTTTCCTCTAATTAATTTAATTGAATCTGCGTTAAATAAACTTTCAATTGGTAATTGTGTTTTTGAAGGACGACCTCTTCTTTTTTGTAATTGTTGCATAACCTTTATTTTTTATTTTTAATTATACATAAATATACGAAAGATCTGGCAATATGCCAAATCTCTCGTATGACTCAGTTATGACGCTGTGTTAAGCGTATGAATGTACTAACTGAAATAACTCTTTGTTGATACGTGTATCTTCATATACATTATTAACACCACCTAATAATTTTTTGTTCACATCTTTAATACGATTAGATTGTGTTAAATTTTCTTGAATTCGATTAAACACTGTCCAAATGTCATTACCTTTATCTTCGTCACGTACTACATTAAGTAATTGTGCTGCATTTATTTTATTACCTACACCAAAACGAATATTTACTGCATCACTAGCTAAAGCCATCATTTCACGAGCAGATAAATCTTTATATTTTAATTTATCGAATTCATCAATTACACCTTGTGTACGAATACCTAAATCACAAAGAATTTCATTTAATGAATACAAATCTTTTTCAGTATGAGATACTTTAGCATTACTATAAGATGTATGAGCAATAGCACCATTTGAACAAATCATACGATATACACCTAAATCCATCTCTAAAGGTTTAGAACCATCACAACTGTTTTGAATATTCATATTAGCAACAGCATCAATTTTACCTTTTTTATCACGAATCATAAAATCAGGGTGTTCCATTTTGATAAAGTGATTTTTAACTTTTCGACTTTTATCTCTAATTTCATTTGCACCTTTTATATACCATCCTTGTTGTTGAAACTCTCTGATAGCATCTAAAGATTCGATTTGAAATGGTTTTGATTTAATTAATTGATTGTTTCGCCAATCTTTGTTAAGAGAGGGAATAAACGCTACTAACTTATCAATATTATTATTTAACGGGATAAGATTTAAATTATTTCGTATCATATTATTTTGTTTTAGGTGAATAAATTGGTTTAACATTACCTTTTGAATCGATTGTGTACGATATAGGTTGTTTGAAATTGTTCGCTTTATTATAGCGACCTTTTTTTGTTGATTTACCTCCTGAACAGCTCATAATTTTATATTTTTTGATTATACGTCAATATACGAAAGATTTGATACAAGACCAAACCTTTCATATTACACTTAAATTACGTTAATTATTTTACTCTTCGATATTATATTTTTCTTTCATTCGTTTGTAAAATTCTGGAGTTTCGGGAGCGTATTTTTTAAGTAACTCTAGATGATATTGATGTTTATATTCTTCATCATCAATTGTTTCATACTTAATTAAATCTCTTAATTTAGCAGCCATTTCATAATGTTCTGTTTCAACACACCGCTCTAAACGCTCTTGCATTATATCAACCAAATCACTTTGTGTCATAATATTATCTTTTATAAAGATTAATAAACATGGTCATATATTTTTCTTCCTCTAAAACATTATCAAAAATTTTATTTTGAGGTGTTCGTATATTAACCATATTACCTGAAATTTTAAACATAGCTTTTTTATTTCCTTCAATATAAAGATCAAACATTCCATTCCCTACTTTTAGTAATTCATTTGATTTAGGATTTGATTGATGAATTCCTTGAGCTTTTACATTAACATAGCCAAAAACCTGGTCCATCATCATTTTCCAAGCAATACCATGAGGTGCAGGATCGTTGTTATGTGGTAATGGTTTAAAATAATGATGATCATAAGCATGACAAAGTTCATGACATATAGTATCTTTTTCTAATTCAGTATTTAATATAAATGAAGATAAATTTATTAAATAATGACCATGTTCTATATAACGACAATGACCAAATTTGGATTTTGCTTTTTCAGATACCTTATATGTAATTTTTAATTTAGGAACTTTTAAAGTATTTGATATCTTACTATTCATTTGTTCTAATATAATGCTCATATTATTTATTATTTATTATTTCTATTAAATAATTTTGTTTCATAACTTATGTTTTTTATGTTATTAAATATATTCTATAAAATTTATAGGTATATCGTATTTTTCGAATTCTTTTTTTTCTATATTATTTAATGGTCTATCTTTTATAAAATTATAATTAGTAATATCTATTTGTTTTATATAAGGTAAAATATCTATTTTATTATTATATTTTTCAACAGGTATTATAACTTCAGCTTCAAAACTTTTATCTGATTTTTTAAAAATATTAGGATTTCTTTTAAAAAGATAATCATCAAATTTTGTTTCTGGAGATGTTTGAGTGTAGGGGATTATTTTGTATTTAGTTGATAATTTATTTCCGTCTATTGTTATTTTAACCTCATGCTTTTCATTGCCTAAAGTTGCTAAATTTTTATTTCTAGTAAATGAAATATATTTTCTTTCTTTAGACGGAATTAATATTTTTGATTTTAGGATTTCTTTTAAATTAGCCATTGATGTAAAATGATATATATCTCCTACTTGTTTTCCTTCAGTGATCTCTTTCAATAACTCTACTAATTTTTTCATGTTTGTATTTTGTTATAAATATTAATCTATTGATTCAGGTTCAAAAACAGCAACGTTATTTTTAAACAATGCCTTTTCTTTATTATCTAATTCAGAAAAAATACCTAATTTTATTATTTTTGTTTTTTTATTTTTAATTATACATAAATATACGAACGAAATTTAGGGTTGCCAACCATATTGTATGACGCAGTCATGACGCCTATATAAGTATATATGACTATCGACATGAAAGGGATGTATAAAGAATTTTTTGTAGGGGATGTGAAAATGACGTGAAATGGTATTTCGGAAATTGCGGATATGCTATGGTGTATATATGGATATATGAGATCGATGTGGAAAGGTCGTTTGCGATAGGGTTGTACATGTAAGCACCTTTTCCGTCGCCCGCCGTATCGATGGATAACGGCGCACGTGGGAGCATATATAGTACCTGGGCGGCCATACGATATGCCCACCCAAGTACCTCATACGTTCTAAGTACGTTGTCCTATCCTACCAAGTACGTTGTCCTATCCTACCACGACATTACGAATTCTAAATCGTAATCTGCCATCTCTGGTTTCTCACTATTCTTCATTCTACGGCTTGATATTTTATACATTGCATTTGCAATTGTATCGTTGACTTTTCTTCTACCAGCCATTACATTTGAAATGTGTGAAACTGAATAACCTGTTGTCTCAGCAATACGAGTAGCATCTCCACTACGTTTACGTGCTGTGTAAAATGCTTGTTTCGCACTTCGGTTCAAGTAATTTACTCTTACTCTCATTTTATTTAAATTAATTGATGACATTTAATTTGCTCTACTACCACAAAACAACCTTATAATACACGTCCAGGGGGGGAACAATGGTATTTAAGTAACAACTAATGGCCGCAGAGACTTTGAATTAGTTGATTATTGGAATGTGGTAAGGGAGGATACTACCTCCCGGCATACCATGTCCAATTAAGTGTTGGAATCATTCCATAATAAAAAATAAAAAACAATAGTAGTCAGGACAGGATTCGAACCTATATCTCTCAAGAGTCACCCCTTGAGTGCTTTACCAATTCCACCACCTGACTGTTTGCTTGTCTTTCCAAGCTGCCAGGTAAGTTCTCCAGCTTAACGGACTGGATGCCATATAGGAAGATTACCATTTCTTCGTAGTCAGGACAGGATTCGAACCTGCATCGCTTCCGCACTTCTGCGTTGATACCCTTTTTGTTTAATGTGAGGATTGGAAATACCTCATTACAGTTTTTCATCGTCTTCCATTTCCGCCACCTGACTATTCTGTTGGCACTGTAAAAATCCCGATATCAGGTAATAATACCTCTTTACCTATAAGATCATCTATATAATAAATATTCCCTTCAGAATCTTCAAACTGCATATCATCATTAAAGTTTTCAACATCATTTAATACTGAAAATATAACTTGTCCTTTTGTGGAAGACTCTTGTCTACCAAAGTTATCAATAACCTCAGAATAATATGTTATTTTTATAGCCATAATTTATTCTCCTATATTTAATTCTTTAATATCATCTTCTGTTGGAACAAATTCATCCACAACTATATCTTCAATTTCTAATTCATCATCTTGAGCTACATCTTCAAATCCTTTACCAGCCGCTTGTATTGTATCAACTGAACGGATATAAGTAACTGGTTTACCTGTTGGATGAGAAACGGTCTTATGGTTTGTACCCTCACTCAACACAACTGTTTCTACAGTTTTTACTTCGCTTGATTTCGCTTTTTTCACTTTAGGTTCTTTAGGTACCTTAACCTTAGGTGCTTTAACAACTACTGGGGCATTTGGATCCACTACTTTAGCTGGTCTACCTCTTTTAATTACTACACCATTTGCTTTTAATTCAGCAAATTTATTTAATCTCATTTGACGGGCACTATCAGATTTAACTGGTCTACCTCTACGTTCTGTCTTTGTTTCTATTACTATTTTTTTCTTACTCATAACCTTTATTTTTATTTAATTTTTAATTATACATTAATATACGAACCATTTTTATAACTGCCAACTCTTCGGGATGACTTAGTTATGACGCTTTTTATGCGATAATTTCTTTATACTCTACTCTCCAGATATTACCACTAGAGTCCTTTACAGTGACTGTTTTAGGATTAATTCTGATAATCTCACCTGAATAGTTCCATGTTTCATAACTACGACCATCATGGAATAATTTACTCCATTTAACCACTTCGCCAATTTCAAATTTACGAATGTCTTGTACTTTTACTGCTGCTTTTTTAATTAATGTTGCCATGTTTTTTATTTTTTATTTTTTTATTATACATCAATATACGAATCCTGTTTCGCCTCGCCAAATTTTTCGTATGACTTAGTTATGACACTGTTCAATTAATTTAGTAATTACTTCAATAATTTGTTGTGGATTTAAAGATTCCAATTGCTCAATAATTTGATCAGGAGTTAATTTATTATGTTTAGGTCTGTTGTCTTCTACATACCCACTACTATCTTCATAATAAATTTCTTTACCATTTGAATCGTATTCGGTTTTACGCCAAAATCCATCACTCGTTTCATAATAAATTTCTTTACCATTTGAATCATATTCTCTTTGATCCCAATATCCATCACTCATTTCAAAATAAATTTCTTTACCATTTTTATCTTTTATTTCAAAAGGAAACTCTTTAATTTTTAATTGTTGTGCTATTGTCATTTTTTTTTATTTTTTTATTTCTTAATATTATATATTTTATCCCATAAACTAGTATCAAATTCTTCATTACATTCAGTATAATCTCTCCATTTTCCATTTTTAAAACATCCATCATTATCATGAAGCTTCATTAATGGACAATTATAATCATGGTTCCAAGAATATTTAAAACGAATCTCTTCCTCTCCATCTACCAAATAACTCCCTTGATAAACACCACTCTTACATTTTTTATGTCTATAATATCTTTTTCCAGGTATTAATCCTAATAAATCATCGATTTTCTTTTCACCTTCCTCATATTCAAATAATTCAAAAATAACCATTCCTCTACCTCTACCTTTACCTGGTTTCTCAACATATCCTTCTGCTAAATTAAGAATTGGATCATTTTCTTGTAGATATTTTATTCCTCCTAATTTATCCATTTTTTCTTTGTCATCAAAATCAAATCCACACCATTTAAATATTATTCTAAGAGCATCATCTCCTTCAACTAAATAACATGGATTATTAGGATTATCATGTTTAATAAAATACCATTTTTCAGATTTAATATCACTTACATCTACTAATTTTAGTTTCTTTTTAATTTTACTCATAATTTTTTATTTTTTTATTATACATAAATGTACGAACGAAATTAGGGAAAGCCAACCATTTCATATGACTCAGTTATGACGTAGTCAAAGGTAGCCGTTCATGGGTATGAACAGCGTATACGTAAGGGGCGATAAGGCAGAAGTAGTTAAGTAGTTGCGTTTACATTTAGATATATTTCGTTTGTGATGGTGAGGTTCGTATCATTCTTATACACACTTGGTGGGATCTACTACTCACTACGCCGTGGCCAACACCGGAAATCGTCTCGTTCAACGTAATTGCTACTAATACATATGTTAAGGGGGTGTTAAAGTCAATTTTTCATGTAATTATTTTGATTTTTTTGATTTAGCAGGACGACCTCTTTTACCGCCGGATTTCTTTGCTTTTGCATTTAATTCTGCTTGACGAATTATTTTTTCTTCATCACTAAGTGATGGTCTACCACGTTTACCACCTTTACTAACTTTAGGTGTTTTAGGTGTTAAAGATGCAGGACGACCTCTTTTACCACCAGTAGGAATATATACAACTTTTTCTTTTACATCTAATCCAAGTGATGGTCTACCTCTTTTACGTTTAATTCCATCATTTACAGTTTCATTTGCTACAACAACATTATCTTCTTTTTCAAAAAATTTCATCATTTTTAATTCAAATGGATGTACAATAACTTGATCATAGTCAAAATTTCTTATTTCACCTGATGGACCATATACTTCGAATCCACCATCAATGAAATATTTATTTTCACCTGGTTCATATTTTTGTTTTAAGGTAAATATTGTAGTATGTTCATTTTCAAAAAATGGTGAAGGTAAAACTCTACAACCTTTAGTAAAATTCATAAATTTATTATCTACATCTTTGTAAACTTTAAATATTATATCATCTGTTATTTTTCTAGTACTTATATACATATTTTTTATTTTTTATTATACGTCAATATACGAACCCTGTTTCGCTTCGCCAAACTTCTCATATGAAGCTGTTGTGACATCTTAATAATTAATGTATATTTAAATATTTTACTTAGCCAAATTTATTAAATGAAGCATTCACTATATCGTTATAATGTATTGGTAATTAATGTATTATAAAAAGAGTTGAGGTGCACCTAAACTTTCTTTTAGGTGTATCGACGAAAGAGTTGAGGGCGCACGAAAAATGGGTTATATTCTACACACCTCCCCACGGTCCATATTAATCTACAGGTAACATATGCTCTTTCCTTTCCGCATTTACCTGCTCTAATCCAACAGACGATTTCCACATATAATAATTCATTATCCTTATTTTTACCGCCGTATTCTAACCTATAACGCGTTGATTTCACCCCATACTTAATTTAGCCGACGTACACCCTCTTTATAATAACTAAGTGAAGTTCTACCATCTACCATTATTACCTCAATCAATAATTCTTTATAATCATTTATACTACACCCTGTAATTATGGCTTCAATCCACATACCTCCATTATCTCCAATATCACCCGTTTTTTCCCATTTTTGACCATCGAATACTTGGATTTTTTGTCCTATATTATATCCATTTTCATTTAACATTTGTTTTGCCTCTGGTGTCGGACTGAATTGTTCTATGATATCTCCATTATATAATCTACTTACCGACCAATATTCTACTCCCTCCATTGTATCTACTTGTTTCAGAAATTCTTCATAATCTTCTTTAGTTTCTAAAGTACCACAATGTGTTCCTATACAATCAATAAGTTTTATTCTAGATGAACCGAATGGATTTTTTATTTCTACTATTTCCCAATCATCTTGGGTTATTTGAGTTAATAATTTATTTCTACTATTATGTTTTATTGTTTCACTATAATAATAACCACAATTATTACAGATAATATAAGATTCCCCTGTTTTATAATAATAATCTGTTTGAGCCTCTGTTTTACAATTAGGACATTCTATTATATCTATTACACTTCCCATTTTATTTCTTTTTAAATTGTTCAAACCATTCATTAAAGTCATAGTAATAAGGTTCTTGTGTTTCTTGATTAATATCTGTCCAAGACATTTTACCACCACCTTTAAAGGCTTCTCTTAAATCTTCCTCACTATACATTCTTTTAGCTTGCCATTTGGCACCAAATTCAACCAACTTTAGAAAAGTTATATCATGGGCATTTTCTTCATAAAAATCTTCAGCAGCTTCTTCAATTGTTTCTTTATAGTCAGGGTGTCCTTTTTGAACAGGTTTATCTATCCAAAAAGTTTTATCATCTTTACCACCAAAAACTCTTGCTTCTTGTTTAGGTTCTTCTTTTGGAATCCATCTGCCTTTATTTTTCAAAGCTAGTTCTTCACTCCAAATATGTTTGCTTTCAAATCTATCATTCATTTCCACAGATTTACCATATAAATGTTTATACATTTCAAATGATTCTTCTTGTGGAATGATGATTTTGTAAATAAATTCTCTTGGGGTAAACTGAATCATATTAACCATTGATTCAACCTCAACCTCCTTACAACTTGGATTCTTAACAAACCATTCTAAAAACTCATCATCAATAGCTTGTACTTCATCTAAATCTTGGTCTGTTGTTAGTATGATTTTTCTTAATCCTTTATTCAGATGATGTCCTTTTTCAATACCTAAATATTGTTGCGGTTTATCACACAAGAATAAATTTCCAAAATCATCAAACATTAAAGTCCAATCACCTTCTTTAATTTCTTCATCAGAAGTGATGTAGATGTGTTTTGCAATATTGTTTGGATGTTGTTCAGGAAATTCATCCAATTCTAATCTCCTTCTTAAATTGTTTGTCCATAACCTACTTGGTTTATCTGTTGGTAATAAATAAATATTTTTCATATATTATTTTTTAAATTCTTTTGTAATTAATTTTCTAGCAATTTCATATTTTTTATCTGAAAGAGTTCCGTATATTCTATGAGTGTTAAGAATGCTAATTGCTTCAGTTTTGGAAGATGCACTACTAATTATCTTTTTAATGTTCATAGTTATTTGTTTTTTATTATACGTCAATATATGAACCCTGTTCCGTTTCGCCAAATTTCCCATATGACACAATTATGACGTCTTTACATTAAAAGAGGCCCGATTCTACGGGCCTATTACTTTATTAAATTGTTTTATAATTACCAATATGATTGATCCAAGCATTAAAGAAATTCCTATTATTCCAAATATTCCCATAATGTTATTTCTTTTTAAATTGTTCAAACCATTCTTTAAATCCTTCAGAAAATTTATCTTCTATATTAGGATTATTACCTTCGGCATATTCCCCATTCCAACCTTCACCAGTTATTTTAATAGCTGAAAAATATGCTTCTCTTATATCTTCCTCACTATACATTCTATCTGCTTGCCATTTAGCACCTTCAATAAAAGCATCTTCATTATAAGGTTGCTTGGCCCAATATTTTTCAGCAGCTTCTTCAATTGTTTCTTTATTTTTCATTTTATCTGTTTTTATTATACGTCAATATACGAACATCGTTTTGCTTCGCCAACCTTTTCATATGACGCTGTTGTGACGTTTTACATTAAGATAGGCCCGATTTTACGGGCCTATTACTTTATTAAATTATTTTATTTTTATATCTCGCGTATTTCATCGAATGTTTTTAATACCATCTCTATTACTTTCTTACCATCAATATTATTGGTTTTAGATAATTGCTTTAGTGTTTTCTCCAAAACAGTTAACTTAGATATAATTAATCCTTCAGGACCCGTTTTGTTTTGGAATTTACCTATTATATTTTTAGATATATTTTCATTAAGTATAGACTGTATTTCTTCCTTAATAATTTGTTGTAAGTCTGATTTTTTCATTTTATAATAAATATGTATTAGTTTGATAAAGATGATTCTATTAGAACAAACTCACCTAATTCAGATATACTCTTTATAATTGTTGGTTTATAAATAGTGAATTTTGAGGTTCAGTATGTATCATTAATTATCTTGATTATCTTCTAAATTTGTTTCCTCTTTTTCTTGAGCATCTGATTCCATAAGAATAAATCTTTTACTTTTTAATTTATAAGCTTCGTAGTATTCTAATTTTTCTACTCTTAATACAATCCCTTCTTCAGGAACTTTATTTGCACACATATAGCAATCTTTTTCGTTATAGGATTCTTCTAAGTGTTCTAAAAATTCTACTCTCCAAGTTTCTACATCTTTATAAGATAGCATTTCTTCATTTGTAACAATTTTTGCTTTACCTCTATCATAATAATTAGAAGCTTTACCATAATAAATAAAAGTATCTTTATATAATAATCCTACTTTTTCACAATATTCTTCTATTTGTTTATCAGTAAGATATATTACCTTACCATCAGAATTAACTACAGATATTTTATAAACATAAAATTTGTGTCTTGGTTTTTGTAAAGATTTAAGGTTATTAAAATCTTCTAAAGTAGCACCATGATTTTTTATTAAATTATCAATAGTAGGAACATACTTCCAATTTATATCAAAAAATAAATTATTATCTTGTAAATATTTTAGTTTTTCTTTTTTATTTATAGAATCCCACAATGTTTGATAACTTCTTTTAGAAGTTTCTTCTGAAGGAGAACAACCGTAATCATATTTACCTTGAATAGGACCTCCTCCAGGAATAAAGCCCAATACTTCACCATATAGTGTCCAATTTTTAGGAATTAAATGGCCTATTTCTTTAGCTACCACTCCCCAAATATCATCTCCATAATAACCTACACCAGTTTCTTCATTTAAATATTGATTTTTTATTACTTTTCTTGAACTGTAAACAATATCATATTGAGTATCAATTACTTGTATTCCTAATTTTTTGGCAACTCTTTCATACCACTTTAAATTTTTCTTTACTAATACATTTCCTACTACAATAGAAGTTCCATGTTTTTTGTAGTGGATTCCAATAATATCATCAGGATTAATTTTATGTATATTTTTCCTTAAATTATCAGTATCATTATGAAAATAAAATTGATTTTCTACTAATCTATCGATTTTTTTAGATTGTTTAGGAGCACTTCCTCCAGGATTACCATTTCTACAAGGAACAAAATACTTTTCACAAATAGTAATATCATTAATAATATTAAATTCATCTCCAACTTTTAATTCTCTTTCATAATCTTTACCCCACATTTCTAAGTCTATACCCATATTTAAACTTTCTAAAGGCATTAATATACCATCACTGATAATACCTTTTAGTTTAATAGCTTTTACCCTAAATTGTTTATGTGATATATAACCTTTTACTTTATTTCTGTTCATTTCTGCATCTGTAAGTAAATCATTATATTTACAGTAATCTACATTTAATTTAGTACCAGATACAAAATAAAGCATAATATCACCTATTTTAACATTTTTAGAAACAACTACATCATTTCCATTTACTAAACATCCTTGTATTTTATCAGCTCCTTCAATAGGATATAAATGTTCTATTTTTATTACTGAACATGCATAGTTTTCACTACCTTCTTTAATTTTTAATTTCATGATTGATTTATTTTTATATTAATTTAGCAAATTTTCGGGTACTCCCATCTTCATATAATTCATCAATAATCTCAAATTCGACTATATTATTATCTTGAATTCTCGCTTCAAAATTATCAAATATTTTCCCTAACGAGTCAAAGTCTTCAACGTTTCTTGGATGAAGAGGTAATGAATTTTGATTTTTCTTTATGATATTTTCCCCAATAGACTCATCATAAGTTATAAACCATCCAATATTTGTTTTTTTCAATTCTCCCCTTCATAAAATTTAATTTTGATTTCTAAAATATTCCCATTACTACTCAATGTACCAAACTTTCCATCAGTAACCACACTCCCATTACTAAAAATAGTATCATACTTTGATAGTTGTAAAACCCCAGCATTGATAATATCTTTACAATTATGGATATGACCAAATAAACACATTTTAGGTTGTATTTTAATTACTCTTTTCATCAAAGCACTACAACCACATCTTTCCAAATCACCATTTTTATTATACGAAAAATCAAGTATTCCTTTAGGTGGTCCATGTACTACTATAATATCAGTATCATCAGGAATATGTTCCCACACTCTACTAATCTTATCTCTTGCCTTCATAAAATGCCAATTACCAAAAGTAGGCGTAAATGGTGAACCCCATATTTTAATACCTTCTACTATAACATAATCATTTTCAAGATATATTATACCTAAATCATTAAATGTTTCCTTATCAATTAATCCTTTTTCAATAGCATACTCATGATTACCAGCAACAAATATTTTATACTTAATATTTAATGAATAAAACCAAGTTAAAAACTTTCTCACTTCAGTTTCATTATCATATAGACCTGTAAGCAAAGTACAATCACCTGAGAATATTACCATATCTATCCCTTTAGGGACTTGTAATAAGTCGTGGTAGGTGTGTGTATCGCTTATATGCCATATTTTCATAATGGCTTCTCTCGGACTATTTATGTTTATTTTATTCATAATATTTATTTCTTTATTATACGTCAATATACGAACACCGTTTTGATTTGCCAAATTTCTCGCATGACGCTTACATGACGTTTTATATTACTCGTAAGATTCTATGTCTATTTTGTATTTCCAAACATATCCATAAGCTGTTTTTTGTCTTCCGGATGCACAATCTGCTATACTATTATTTGATTTACCAAGATATCTACATGCTTCTTTAGCAGAGGGAAATGTTTGAATTTTTTCTCCATTAAGGGAAAATTGTGTTATTTCTTTTTTAAAGGGTGAATTTTTTCTTAAGTTTTTAGAACGTTCAGGATTTGAATAACATTCATGTCCTTGTTTAGCTTGTGATATCTTTTTCTTAGTTTCTTCCGAACGTTTTAATCCTGTTAATAATTTACTTTTGTTTTTCCTCCCCTCTTCGGTCATTTTATATTCCATACCTGTTTTAGCTAAACTTATTTTTTGTTTAGTTTCTTCACAACAGTGTCCTCTTCCATCTCCCAGTTTACAATTTAAACCTTCTTCTAATGAACAGTAATGTTCTCCCCAATATATTTCTCTTTCATTTAATTGATCCAAACAACATTCTTCAATTATTTCAAATATGTGTTGTTCCCAACCGTGTTTTTGAAGTGAATTATACATTTTAGGTCCTATATTATTTTTATTGGTTTTAAAATTTGTATAATTCTTCTTTCTATTTTCTATATTAACAGATTGACCAATATAAACTTTATTACTCGGGCTTGTTATTTTGTAAATACCTATCATTTTATGATAAATATTACTAAAAATACGAAGTACGCTGTCTGGGGATTTATTCGTAATCTTCCCTCGCAATTTTTATAACAAATCCAAATCTCGGTATATGATCTGGAGTTAGGTTGAAATATTTAACTGTTGCTGTTTTTCCGATTAGTTGGTGTTTTGTATTCCACATTTTTGTACATTCTTCCCAATTAAATTTAGGACTAGCTTTAAAGCGTTTACCATCTCTATTTTCAAATACAAATGCTCCTACCATCCCACTTTTATTCCCAATTCCTTCTTCAATATCTAAAATTGTATATTCTTCATCAATAAATGACTTGTGCTTTAAAAGCGATTTACTACGTTTATTCTCATATTTGCTATTTAAACGAACCATTTGTCCTTCATAGTTGTTAACAACATAGTTCTCATAATAAGCCATTAGTTCCGTTTCGTTATTAGCAATGCGGGTTTCAACTAATTTACAACATTTTGGTAAAATTAATTCAAGTAATATTTCATACCTATCAGAAAACACACCACTACAACTTGGTAAGTCATAAATGTGATATTCAATAGATTTAGCACTATCTTCTAAATCTTGTGGTGTTGGTTTTGTTTTCTTTACTAACGAACATATAGCATTAAAGTCGGTTGCAAATTTATCAGCATATAACTCTCCATCAAATATAAGATTTGGATTAATTTCAAATAATGGTTTTAACGCTTCAAATATGTGTGGGGCTGAAATTATTGGTTTGCCTGTTCTTGACCACATTCCGTCTCGTTTCACCAAACAGCGAATACCATCTAGTTTCGGTTGACTATAAAGGGGATATTTGATTTTGTGCTTTTCCTTATTGAAATCGTGAGCGAGCATCGGTTCAAAAAATGTCTCATTATCTATATCGGAAACATTTTCGAATGAACCGCTTTCCATTTTCTTTCGATGAATTGCTGTGGCTTCTTTTATTGCTTGCTCTTCAGCAGTACAATACGTTTTGGCATTACATACTGTTGGAAGAGATGTAGTTTTAACTCCATCTGAAAATCCGGTTACAGTATAATACTTGTTTCCTTCAATGTGAATTGTGAATGTATTTATCTTGCCGTTTACCGACCTAGAATACAGTGTTGATAATTTCATAACCTTTATTTTTTATTTTAATTATACATCAATATACGAACGTTATTTGGATTTGCCAAATTTTTCATATGACGCTGTGGTGACGCCTTTACATTAAGAATTTATTTGCTATTTTTACAATTATATTCTCTTCTTCCATAGATAATAACATTTTGTTATATGGTCTTCTTAATTTTCTTAGTGCTTCATAATATTCATATTCACATATTATTTGTGATTCAAATATATTTTCTCTTTCTTTTAAAATAAACTCTAGTATATTATTTACTATTAATTCATTTTTATCATGGGATAATTCAAAGTTACCATATCTTCTCCAAATTTCTTCCTTTAATTCTTCAGGTGTTTTCATTTTTTGTTATATTTATTTAGTTTTTATATAAATTGTATCTATTTTTGATTTTGTTTCTAAAACAGATTTATGTTTTATATATTCTTCTGAAGGAATAGCTAACCAAGCTGTAAAAATAATAAATGATACACTTAGTATTGATCCTACTATTTCTTTTATATAATAACTATTTTCCATTTTTATTTTTTTTTAATTTATTTATAAATCTTCTTTTACTATTCTATTGTAGTACACTTGTAAAAAGAACTCTAATAATATAAAATATAACCAATCTCTTACTAAAGGAGTATTTGTTAAATCTTTCATTATTAGAGTTATAAATATTATACAAGGTATTAATAATAGATGTTTTAAATTGTTTTTAGCCATTTTTATTTATTTTGTTTCTCCAAGTTGGATGAAACTTCATTAAGAAGTTGTCCCAATTTAATTTTTCTTCTTTCTTCATAATTTTTTGTAAATTGACTTAATTCTCCTAAAAAATCCCCATTATATTTACTATATAGAGTATTTATGTTAGTTATTTGTTGTAATAATAACTCTTTTTGAGTTTCATACTCAGTATCTATTGATTTTTTTTGTTTTAATGTATCTAGATAATTCATAATTTTATATTTTTTGTTTTACGGGTATAAATTCTATACCATTAATTGTTCTTATCCACATTGTTTAATATTTTAACATTTCTTGTATTTGTTTCTTTTTTATAAGTCTTGATTGAATAACTTTACCTCTAATAACATTTTCTTTGTCTTCACTATCTTTAAACCAAATCCATCTTAAATCTTTTTCATCTAATGAATCATCTTTAGAAACAAATCTTAAATATCTCATATTATTAGAATCACCAGGATATTCTTTATCCTCATATTTATCATAATCAAGTTTAAAATCCATAGATTCTGCTAGAGATATTATTTCTTCTTTATTCATCTTGTAATTTTTTTAATTGTTCTTGAAGTTCTTCCACATATATTTTACGAATATCCCAATTAATAGCAACCATTTCATTTGTAATAAAATCTATTTGTGCTTGTAATATTTGTTGCTTTACATATTTAGAATTAGCTCCTGCTATAAAACATTGCTCTACTAATCCATCTTCACTTCTTTCAATATCATCTGAATAATTTTGTGCTTCTTTATTTATATCTATCATAATTGTGTATTTTTAATTTTATTAATTGCATATCTTATAGCTCCATCATAAGATTGTTCTTGTACATAATAACTATCTACATGATATACCCATCTTTTAGGAGTTTTACCATCATCATAACAAGTTCTACCTATGAATATGTTATGTTCTTTTTTAAACCAATCTATTACTTGTTGATAAAGTGGTGCTATATATTGAAATCTAGTAGTATTGTTATTGTCTTTTTCTCTTCCCAATTGAAATATAATTTCTCCTGTAGGGTTTTCCCATTCTGTAACAATTACCCATCTACCTAAACAAGATTCATTAAATCCTAATTTTTCTATTTCTGAAGCTAAATCATAAGATAAAAAGTATTTTTCCATTTTTATAAGTTTTATTTTTATTAATAATACCCTTCTATAATAGCTATTTCTTTAGATAGTTTTTTAATATCTAAGTCTTTTATCTTAGTAGTAGAAGGTTTTTTTAGTTTGTTACAAATATCTTGTATATATTTAGAGGTATTGTTTTCACAAGGAGGAGCATATTTTTGTATACATTCTTGTATAGTATTTTCTGCATATTTAGTTTGTAGAAGAATTTCAAGAGCTTTAAATCCTTGTTCTTCACTAGGAAAGTATAAAAACTCCCCATTTATAGAACTTATTGTACCTATTGCTAAAGCATCTATTTGTTTATTTCCTGGTCTTATATTACCTGGATTATAGCAAAATTTAGCTATATTTTTATTTCTGTCTAGGGTTATTTCTGTTAAACCTGATCTGAGCACAACTAATTGTTGTAAAGTATCATGTATTATTGTAGTATTTGTTGTTGTTTTAGTTATTACTCTAGGGTTTGAAGAACCTATTGCTATAAATAGTAAGAAAAGTACTATAGATATAGGTATATTTATTAAAATTAACTCTATAAAAGTTAACTTTTGTAAACCTATTTCTTTATTGTTTATTTTATATAATTTAATCATTTTGTTTTTTATTTTGGATAAGTAAGAAATCTATTACCTACATCTAAGCCTGATATTCTAGAGTTTAGGTATTCTTTTTTAATTTCGTCTTGAATATTATTAAATGATTCCATATCTTTCTCATAATAATCAGTAAACATAATATACAATCCTTTATCAGTGTCAAGTATATTAAATCTATGACCATCATAAATTCCTGATGTTACTATTACTATATAATTTGGTTTATCTTCAATTTTTAACATTTTATTTATTTATTTAGATGATTTAATTAAGTGGACCAATCTGGATTCGAACCAGAGACCTACTGATTATGAGTCAGGTGCTACTAACCAACTGAGCTACAAGTCCATTTTCCCTAACTTCATCTAATACGTCTATTAGAGAGTGGTTAGGTAATCCATTCTAACTTATACCTTGGGTTATTCGTTTATATGGAAAAAAACCACAGGAAGTGTGCTGTTCTTATGATAAGCATCGTGGTATTATTGTAGTCAGGACAGGAATCGAACCTGTATGATGAATTTATAGAGAATTTCGTTGTACTTCCTATTTCACCTACTCTGTATAGCGTCTACCGTTCCGCCACCTGACTATATTAAAAATAAAACTCCAACTCAGAGGGGTATTTGTTGTACCGTCACAATCGGTGCCTGTACTCTGGTTAATTACTCCGTCTGTACTCAACAGCTTTATGTTGACTTATAATTGGCTATTTCAATACAACTCACAACTTTATTTGTTGAGGCTTTATTTTTGCCGTCAGGACAGGATTCGAACCTGTAATCTAACTAAAGATACCAATCACGTCTTTTTAGTTCCTTAGAATGTGCGTTACCAATTCCGCCACCTGACTATTTACGGCTACATTTTTTTATAAGGTTGCCCGATGCTTTCCTTATTGTTCCTTATTCTCCTACCCTTTTATTTCGAACTAACCTGCTTTACTTAAACGAGTTTACATTAATTTTTATTAATTTCAAGGGTACAGGTTATTAATTTCTAATTACAAAATTCTTCGGCCACTGCCCAAAGTTTTTCATTTAAAATCATATCTTGCTTAAAGTTTTTAATTTTACGAGCTTTTCTAATTTTAGTACCTGTAGTATAATTAAACATACCATGTACTAATTTTTCTTGGACTACATTTAATATACTCCATAAATTATTTCCTTTATCTTCAGGACGAGTTGGAGTTAATAAATCTTCCCAATCAATTTCAACATTTTCAATTTCTTCTTCTGTAAAACGACAACCTACAGCAAGCTTAGCAAATTCTACTGCTTGTTTTGGTTTAAGTTCAATTGTTTTAAATTTATTCATAGATTCAACAGTTAAAGGTAATTTTTCTACAATAGATTTAATTGTTTCTTGTAATACTTCTAAATTATATCCATAATGACGGATTTTTAAATTTTCAAATTCCTGACTACATACTACTAGTCCATTTTCACAAATCATCCTAAACATCCCAGCAGTAAAAGTAAATGCATTTTTTCCATCATGAGAATTTGTTAATAAAATTTGAGGATATATAACATCTCCATCATCACCCGTAACCATAATATCTTCATTTCTGAAAACTATTAGGTGTTTTTGGAATCCTACTTGTTTACGAGCCTTAACTTCTTTAGCATCTATAACACCCCATCCTAAAGTTTCCATATCTTGGATAACTCTATCTGTTGGTATATGAATATATTTTTCAGATGTATCATTCGATCCCTTTTTAGTAAAAATCGAAGGTGCTAATTGTCTTAATTCTTTTTGAGTCTTAAATTGACTATCTTTGTTAATGTTTAACATATTTTTTATTATTTTTGTTTTTTAATTTTTCCTATGTAATAAATATAATATAGGTTTCCTGGGTAGCCAAATTTTCCTACAAGTACTCTTCTATATCATAGTAAGATACATCTTCATAACACATAATATCAACTATATTAGGATCCATCTTATATTTCTCCATTAATTCGTTAAACTCTTCTTCGCTGTGAGTGGGAATATCCCATTCATCACCATTTTTCATTTTTTTAACAATTCTTACTATATCATAGTATTCAATGGTTCCTAGTCTTCTAGCTCCTAGATATTCAGCTTGAGTTTTAAATGTAAATTTCATATTATTTTATTTAAATTTTTCAAATTTATTTTATCCAACCCACAAAAATAAAACAAAAAGGTTCAGTTCTTCGTAGGTAGTTTAGTGGTTAATTTCCGCACTGCATATAACAAGGTGTATAAGAAAGTTTGCTATCAGCAGTAGTGGTTAATTTGAAAGTTCATCAAAGCAAACCTTCTCATACACCCAAACGTTAGCAAACATTACCTTTTGACCTCGTTCAAATAACGTTTATAGGCATTGCTAATCTGTTCCTCTTTCATTCCTGAGTACCATATTACAAAGTCAAAAGGTAACGACCTTTCAGTTTTGCTAACATCAGATAAACGCAATTTTAATTTTTCGTTCTCGTCTGTTAGTCGCCTTATTTTGTCTTGTAAAAAATTGTCAAATCCTTCCATATATTTGTTATTAAAAATTAAAACTTCGCTTATCTGTGTCCGTTATACACAATACTAAAGACCATCTATCGCTTCGACTTTTATTGTTCCTAAAGTGCCACTTGGTAACGATGATGAAGAATAAACATTATTCCAATTATTATCTATTGCAAGTTGATGTAAAATAGTTCTGTAAATTTGATATGTATTTCCAATAAATTCAGAACCATTATACCCTTTACTTCCATTGTCAGGTAAATCAGGTAATAATATTCTTTTCACTTGTTTTAAAAGACCTTCAACTTCATCACGCCTTTTCATTTGTTCATCAAACGGTAAACCACGCAACATTTGTTCAATGGTATATCTCATTTCCGATTGACCTCCAGCAAATCTTGAAACATCTTCAAGACAAAAAGAAACTAATCTCATTTGTTCCTCTGATAATTCTATTTTATATTTTCTCATATTCCAATTTTTAAATTTGTGGTTAGGCGTACAACACATATACCCAACCGTTATAAAACATTAAAACGATTTTATAACAAAGAATATAAGAAATAGGGGTGTGGAATGTCATACCACTAAGCAATCGCTATCAACCTTCTAGCTTACACGAAACCATCTATTTACACTACTTCTTATATTCTCAACCGTTAGGTGCAATGCTATGACTGCAACTCCTTACGCAAATCTTCTTCTATTAATTTGAATGTTCTCATTTTAATATCACACTTCATTGCATTTTCATAATTACCAGCTTCTTTGTATTCATCAACACTTTTTTGAAGCATTTCAACTCTACCAACTATTCGGCAAAGCATATTTTCCATTCGTTCTCTTAATGTTTGTTTCATCTTTATTTTAGTTTGTGAGAAGCACTGCACCTAACAGCACATAGGCAATAGTTGCCAGAAACTTCTCGGTTAATAATTTAATTTATCGTAGGCAACCGTCGCCTATCTGCAAAACGTTATAAGCAATAAAAATTACTACTGCTCACGTTCAAGTTTCTCGTTAATCGCTTCGGCAATAAACTTTCCTACCTTGTCTTGAAATTCGGTTGCCTTATCCATGTCTAATTTAAACAAGTTTTGCAGTTCTCCCCATCCTCTTACATCAGCAACATGATGTAAATAGTCGGCATCCTTAGTTTTTTCGATAGCCCATATTTGAGTGCCTTCGCTATCATATTGCACTCCGCTTTTAAACCATTCTTTTATTGTCATGTCCGTAATTTTTACAGCTTATAACAGCGTATATACAAGATACGCCTACAAGCATTTGTTTATAATTTAAAGTTTATCGTTTGGCGTACCTCGTATATACGCAAAACGTTATAACCAATTAGACAAACGACACCCCATTTGAAGTAATATATGTTTTTTATCTTTTTCTGAAATTTCTGTTTCCTCTATTATTTCTGTTAATGAAAGTTCGAGTATAAGTTTAATGTTTGCTATTTCAAACTTATGTTCAGTTTTAGAGAAAACAGAAAAATCATCTGTTAATAAATCTCTACAAACAACTTGATGCTCATTAACATCTATTACTTCAAAACAATTACGTCTGTTCGTTGTAATTTTATTTCCCTTTTCAAATATATTTTCCATAACTAACTGGTTATAACAAAGTGTATAAGCAATATAATCCAAAAATGGACTACTATCTTCTGCATAATCAAACTGCTTTGCATATTCAGTAGCCATCTTTTCTATTTGTTCTTTTGTTATGTCCATTTTTTTATTTTTAGTTTGGTATTAATTCGCCACAACGACAACAAAGCCGCAGGACGTTATACGTCAATATACGAACATCGTTTTGCTTTGCCAACCTTTTTATATGACGCAGTTGTGACATTTTAAATATTACCTTGTAATATTGCGACTATCCATAATATAGCGATTAAACCACCAATTATTGATATTACTAATAACGAACCTACGATAATTTTTAATGTATTTTTCATAACCTTTATTTCTTTATTATACGTCAATATACGAACCCTGTTCCGATTCGCCAAACTTTTCATATGACGCAGTTATGACGCTGTTGTAACGCTTTATACTAACGTTTAGATGATATAATATTAATAGCTTTTATAATACTATCACATCCTTCATAATCTTCAAATTTTTCAAGGATTTTTAAATTTACTTGAAGAGTATTTAACATATTTTTTCTATCTAGGGTAATATCATATATTTCTCCATTATCATTTATTTCAATTTCTAATATAGGAATAAAACGTTTTTTAGTATTAAGATTCTCTAGTATTTTATTAACTATTGATTTTGATATATCATAATTTTGACATTTCATCATCTCTTCCCATTCATCTAAATTGTTAATTTTTATTTTATAAACATTACTCATTTAAAATAAATTTAAGAAGTTAGAATTAATTTGTTTCTCTTTTAATTTTTGATTTATTTCATCTTGTTTTAAAAGTTGAGTTGCAATTTTTTCTAGATGTTTTCGTTTTTGAGTAGAATAATCAGAGACTATTTTATCATGTTTTTTATGTTTAGCCATTTTCTTTATATTTTAGAAATAAATTCAGATCCATCATTTGGTTTATCATCTATTAATCCTAATTCTTTTAGTTTTTGTAGATTATATTCATCCAATTCTAATTCAACATGTTCTGAGGTTTTAAAGGTTACATCTAAATTATCTTCTAATGCTGAGAGATCTTTTGTATTAAATAAATCAGTTACGTATAGGAAATAACAATTATAACATAATAATTCTAGATTGCTTACTCCAAAATTTCTTTTATTTTTATCTTTAAAATGTAATACTAATGGAATTTTATAATCCACTACTCTATATTCATGAAATCCACATCTATAACATTCATCTTTTAAAATACCATCATTAATTAATCTAGTCTTTATTCTTTTAGCAGTATAATGAGAAGGATCTATTCTTCCTTCCATTAAATCTACCATAGCTATTTCTTGTTTTGAGTGGGGGTGTTTATTAGGATCAGTAACAAATTTTCTAATACCTTTACCTGCAGGGTTAGAATGTATATCTAGAAGAGATTTACCCTCTTCATTTTTATATAATAATGCAAATTTTCTATAATGTTGATATGATACTCCTAGATATCGGGCAGCTGCTCGATTTGATTTAGTATGCCTCATTGCTCGTAAGCAATCTTCTTTAGTTATATGTTTTACTCTCATTATTCTTCCTCTTCATCTTCATCATCTTCATCAACCTCTTCCAACCCAATAACTTCCAGATCATCTACTTTAATAGTATTATTTATAATTTCCTGAATTAAGCCCCAAAATTTTTCAGTTGTGGAGATATCTATTTCATTACCATTTTTTGAATTGTATAATTTAGCATATTCCTCTTCCCCACCAAATATATTTTTTCTCTCATAAACATACCATAATATTAAATCAGACAATCTTGAGTTTTTAAAATATAACATAACAAAAGCATCAATTATTTCATATAAACTTTCATCATAACCTTGGAGATCAATTTGATATAGTTCATAGATGTATTGTTGTTTCTCCCAAGACGCGATCCACGATTCTAAAATACCACAAAATGTTTCTTTATCACTGTCTATGGTGTGTTCTTCTAAAGTGATTTGGGCCCCAATAATTTGTTGGAGTAATTCTTGAATGTTTTTCTTTGGATCCATTATCATATTTTAATTACAGAATATAATGATTTAAAAGTATCCACACTTAAATTCTTCATTTGAGCAAATAACTTAACAGCATTTTCTTTACTTGTACTTCTAATTTTATAAATAATTTCTATTACAGCACCGTTTTTTGAAAAAAATCCGTATTCTTCGTTCATATCTTTTTTATTAATTGAGTTAAATAAATACATTTATCATAATTTTCCTCTTTCTCATATTTTTTCAAAACATTATTAATAGCTGGCTCAAATTGATCTCTATTAATGGTGATTTTAAACTTATGATTGGATATATTAATTATATGTGCTTCGGTTTTGTTAGTTTCAATAGCTTCTTCTATTGCTTCTAAGGTTTCACTTAATATAAAATCTGAAAATACATCTGAAGTACACAGTTCATTCAAATCAATTTCATTATTATAATTAATAACTAACTCCTTTGGTTTTCTTACTTTTACCTCTCCCATAATATTGGTTTATTATAAATATTTAAGATTAGTATTTGGGTTATGTTTTATATAATTCCCCCATTTATATTTAGCATATTCGTGACCTTGAATTTCAGCTTGTCTTCTTTTTTCTCCATTAACTGAAACTGAAGCAAAATGGTAAAAATGACAATTATATGTTCTAAGCATTTTAAGACCTGAGAGTTGGCATTTTAAAAAGAAATCCCAGTCTGCTACTAGTCCAAATTCATAATTTTCATCCCATCCCCCTACTCTTAAGTAATCTATTTTAGACATGAATATAGGGAGTGTAGAACCACTTTCATCAGGAAAAAGTCCACGTAATGGTTCCTCATATTTCCAATAATTTTCTAAACTAAATGTTTTAGGATCACGTCCACAATCCCTAATATGGAATTGCTTAAATATACTAGGTGTAGGTTCAATTTGATTTGGAGAAATGACTGAGTTAGGTTCATATACCTCTAAAAGAGAAATATCATAATTTATAGAAGCTACATTGTCATCATTTACTATTAAAATCAGCTCATTAGAGGCATTATAAACGCCCAAATTAGTAGCTCGACATAGACCTACATTCTCGTCTAAATTTAGAATTTCAATTGATTTAGCATATTTTTCCAATACGTTTTTATTAATATCATAATAACCATCTACTACTACAATAATTTCATTTTTATTTTGTTGTCCTTCAATGCATGATTTAAGACATAAATCAAGATATTCTGGGGATTTATATGTTGGGATAATTACAGATGTTTTTTCCATTCTTCAACTAGATTTTCTTGTTTTATTTTATATAAAGGGGCCAACCACATTGTTTCTCCATGAGTGCTAAATGTATTTAAAGGACATAATAATGCATTTCCTTTATCTCTTAATTCAAGAAACATTCTAAAATCATCAGGATGAGTTCCATTTGTCCATTTTCTTAATATTTCCTCATCTTCTTTTAATGTTTTTACTTTAGCAGCAAAAGTCATAGTTGTACTATTAAACATTCCAAATAACTGTGTTTCTCCTCTATATATTCTAGTTAAATACCCACCATCATTACCTACTTCAGGATTCCCCCCACTTGTAGATGGGATGAATTTATCAGGATGAAGATATAAAGTTACATATGGAGCTCCTAATTTAAACCCTTCTTCTAGTATTTGGGGAGAGCCTTTTAAATGGATATAATCATTTTCTACAAAATAAACTATTTCATCATTATCCCATTTTAAAGCCATATCTAGGGCTAAATTAAATGTTCCTGCTCCATGACCCACTGATACTGAGGATATTTTGTTAGGATGAATATATTTAGTAATCATTTGTAGTGTTTCTTTACTACAATTATCTGCTATTATTTCAAGATTTTGATTACCAAATACTGAAATAAAGTTTTTTAAACAATTTTCATTAGTAATGTAATCTGGTTTTACTTTATTATAACCAGCATCTGATATTCTATATACTATTTTCATTTAATTCTTTCTATAATTAATAATCCATTATTATTTAAGAATTTTTCTTTAATTTGCCATTCATTATTATTTTCTAAAAATTCATCAATAGCATAATTAATTCCTTTATAACCTCCAGTTTCACCATGTTTTCCCCAAGAAACAATATCATGAAATCCTATATATTTTCTAACTTTTGGAGAATGTAATTTTAATTCATCTCTTACTTGTTCATATACATGCCATGTATCTAAAAATAAAAAGTCAGTTTCTTCAATTTCTATTTCTAAAACATTAGCTTTAATAAATTTAAAATCTAACCCATATGATTCAGCTGTTTCATATACATTATTAATATTTCCTCCCCAATTTGATGGATCTTCTAAATCATAACTTATTAATTTTTTAGGAGCCGCAGCTAAAAAAGCCCATGTTGAACATATTCCTCTAACACCCATTTCGGTTATATGCTCACATTCTTGTCCATATTTAATTAATGTTGGGATATGCTCATTTATATCTGAGGGAGTTTGGTAAAGTTGATTTACTAATTGTTCTAAATTATATTTCATATTTTTATTATTTGTTGATTACTATGTTGAAAATGGCAAATTCCTTCTACCATTATATTTTTATGACTGCAATCGTGGATATTATTATTTTTAATAACTTGAAGTAAATATAAATACTTTTCTTCAGGTATCAAATGGTATTTTGTAAGATTATTTCTTTCTGTACATTCTTTTAGTAATGTTTCACAACTTCTAAATCCATATTCCCATGCTTTTCCATTATATCCTGGTATAGTTTGGACTTTGTTATAAATTTCATTTACATGTTCTTTATCATTTAAATAATCTGTTTTAAAGACATTTATAAAGTAAAAATTGGTTTGCGGATAAAAATCTTCATTTATAATTCGATTAAAATCAAAATTATATTTAACCATTCCTCCATATCCAATTCCATTTAAATAATAAAAATTAGCTTCTTCAATTTCTTTATTTAATATTTCTTCTTGTAATATAATATCAGTAGCTGATTTGCATAACCATTCAATACCGTTTTCTTTACAGTAATCAAAAATAGCATCATCTAAATCCGCTGTTCCAAAATTATGACCTCGATTTATTTTTGAATCTATAATAACACAATTAGGAAAATATGTTTTCCACATTTGAGTATTTTCTTCTATAAATTCAGGGTAATTTTTATAATTAGTAGCGATTACTATTTTTTGAAATTCTTTTAAAACTGGTAAGTTATAAAGAATATATTGTTCTAAAAGATCTAAATCATTTTGAGATGAAATATATCCTACAACTCCATAAACTGATTTATTAATAAGTTGTTTTAAATTCATCCCAAGTAATTAAGTTTAATAATTGCTTTTTATTTGTAGCAAAATATTCCCATTCCCAAATGTTTGCTTGTAAAGTGCAGGTTTTTTCTCCTACTTTAATTACTCCAACTCCAAAATCTGTATCTATAACACTACATTCCATATTTAGATAACGTGATTTAAAATCAACAAATGCTTTCCAGGTATCTCCATTCCACGCTATTGTTTCTCTAGGAATTAATTGTGCGTCGTAGCTTACTGGATTACAATCATGTAATACAATAAATCCACCATCAACAACATGATTTAAAGCATTTTCAATATCTTTTGCTACTTGATCAGCATGATGTAATCCATCAATGAATATGATATCATATTTTATTTCATCATGACCTTTAATTAAATCAAAAAATGCATCTGAAGTCATTGGGTAATTTACTTCTGGGGGTGTGTATCCTTCTACTCCTGGGTCTACTCCATCTTTGTGAGAGGCTTTAATTTCTCTAATATTTTCTCCTTTAAATACTCCTATTTCAAGATAATTAATTAATTTATATTTTTCAATTAAATAATTAATGATGTCATATCGTTTAATGGTACTGTTTAAGTTACGTTGAACTTCAGATTCATCTAAATTGTTTTTATACATAATTTAAAATATATTTGGCTAGTGATTTTGTGGTTAAATTTTCTTTGGTGTATGAATGTAATATTTTTAATATATCAAAATATTTTTGCTCATCAAAATTAAAAGCTAATTCTCTAGCTTCTAATAATAATTCTTTTGGAAGATTAGTTAAGGTGTTTTTAGGACATTCATGTAAGTCTACAAAATATGGAATACAATTATTAGCTAGTATTTCATAATGTCTCATACAATCCCATCCAGCTTTTTTCATTGTTATCCCAAAATAAGATCTATTATAATCATTATAATATTCTTGTTCTATATCAAATTTATATCCGTCTTGTCCTGGAATTATAGTACCATATTCTTGAGTCTTATTTAATTGATTTAAAGCTATTTTACATTCTGGTATTGCAAAATGAATAGGAATAAATTTATTTGATGTTAATTCTCGTTTAAAATATGGATGGGTATTACTAAGAGGATGTATAGATGTGTCATCTGCTCCATCAATTAAAAATACTTTATTGTTAGGGTATGTTTTAGAAACTATATCATAGTAATCTAAGCATCTATTTATTGTTCCATAAATTATTAAGTCAAAGTATTTATCTTTGATTTTTTCCTCTATGTTAGTTCTATTAACATTATCTTTATCTATAAGATAAGTAGAAGTAAAACCTTTACCCCATAATAAATTTTGTGGTATTTTGTCTTGATTTTCTTTATATAAATGAACAATAGGAGTACTATCTACTACTTCAACATTTTCTAATTCAGTTAAACCATAAAAAACAATATCATTTAAATAATCATTTAAAAATCCACCTGATTTAAGGATACTTTGATGGTTAGTTATATATAATATTTTCATATTAAAAATACTTTATTAAATTGTTTTATTATATTTTCTGGGGTGAAATCTTGATAACAATTCCATTCTTTATTTTCTATATCCGATTTCTGAATGTTTAATAATATGTTATATAATGAGCCATAATCATTGTAATATATTCCTTTATCTCCTAATACATTTATATGATTACGTTCTTCGGAATTAAAATATGTAATTACAGGCTTGTTTTTAGTTGAAAATTCCCCTATTGCTAAACCAAATGTTTCTCCTCTTTCACGAGCATGAATCATAGTATCACATGTGTTTATAAAAGCTACTTTTTGCTCTTGATCAGTAGTGCCATCAATAAATAAAACATTATCTATATCACAAAATGGTTTTTGATTCATAAAAAGAAATATAATATCTTTTCTAATCTTAGCTATATCTGTAACAGCTTTTTGAGCAAAAGGTATTTCAAAATTGCTTCCACCATACCATCCTATTACTAATTTATCTTTAACATTAAAAAATTCTTTAAAATCTTCTTTAACATCAGGTAAATTTATCATATGGGGGACATATGGGGAATTATTTCCATGATTTTTAGCTAGCCATTCAGAAACATAAGCATAAACACTACCATGTGGATCATAAGATGGAAATACTACATGAACTAAATTTTTAGCATCTAAATGTGATTGATTATCATTAAATCCATATTTTAAAGAATAAAAATAATCACAAGGAAAAGTTTGAATATCTTTAAATGAGTCAAATAATAATGTTGAAAATCTATTTTTAAATTTTTCATAACTTTTTAATTCTGCTGTTTTTAATGATACAATAATAGATTTATTTCCTAAAATAGTTTCATTAAAATGAGCATAATCATATGTAGCTATACTAGTTCCCCTTTCATTTAAATTAGGGTCAAAAAATAAAACTGTTTTCATATTATTTTCTTATAAATAAAATATCTTGTTGATGAACTGTAGGGTGATTATTTTCGTCTAACATTTCTGCTTTTTTAAATCCAAAATTATCCATAAATTTTATTACTTCATCTACTCCAGGTAAATATCTAATATCAATATTAGTATAACCTTCGATATGTTTTGTTCCGCAACCTAAATGTAATTTCATATTGTTTCGTAAAATTTATTTTGTATTTCTTGCCTTTGGATCGTTTTTGTGTGGTTTAGACTCCATTTTTCATCTAAAGGTAATGCAGTATATGTTTTATAGTTGATTAAAACTTCATGAACTTTATTTTTCCAACATATTCCTTTATTTAATCGAAAAACTCTCATTTGTAAGTCAGGCCAGCAATTTCTTCCTTTCTCATCTATACTCCATCCCCATTCTTGTAAATGTTTACCTTCTATCCCTATAGTAAAATTTTCTCTAGGAAGAACAAACATATCTATTTCAGGATTTTCTTCTATTATTATTGGTAAGTGTTTAATTAAAAATGGATGTGGAATTTCATCAGCATCTAATTGTATTAAAACATCTCCACTAGCATTGCGTATTAATTCATTTTTAAACGAAGCAAAGTCGTTATTTAGTGGGAATATATACCATTTACTATTAAGTATGGATTGAGATTCAATATGTCCTTCATGATTAAAATTAGTAAATAAATTACAAACCTCTAACACTTCAGGAGTATATGTTGAGTCTAGTTGAATTATTACTTCGTCCTCTTCTCGGATATTTTCCTTTAAAAAATGAAGTAATTTTTCTAATTCAGCTGCTTCATTATGAGCACAAATACAATATGATAATTTCATAGAGTTAATATAATAAATATATCTTAGTTTTCCACACCTCTAGGCATAACTCCAATAAACTCTAAAGAATCTATAAATCCTTTTTTACCAAATTTCTTCATAGTTTTCATATCCATTTTATATTCATAAAACTCACCTTTTTTACCTGGAATTGGGTATTTTTCTTTTTCTTCATCAGTAACCTTAGTTGCTAATACTCCTACCCATTCCCAATCTTCAGTTGAAGTTCCATTTATAAACACCATTCCTGATGCTGGTAGATTAATACTTTGTGGTAACCAAATCATTTCAGTTTCAGGATCTTTCCAAGCTAATTGTTTATATAATTCAGGTAGAAGTTCAATTTGTTCGTTATAAAAATCTTCTCCTTCTTTCATTAATGAGTTAGTGAAATAACCCGAAGCTAAACTCATATAATTACTAATACCAGGAGCTACTTCAGTTACGTAACATAATGGTTCTTTAGTCATTGGACATGTAATTAAATTATCTTTCATTTTATTTTATTTTTGTGGTTCAATTTTAGTGAGTTTTGGAAGCTCTATTTTACGAAGTTGAGGTAACTTAAGAGCTACAGCACGAGGAATTTTAGAATCAATTTCATCAAAAATGATCTTCATTTTATCCTTCATAGCATCCCAACTAAATTCCTTTCTATTCTTAAATCCAAGTCTTTTACCTTTTACAGCTGCGTCTTTGTAATTTTCAAATACTGCTCTAAATGCATTTCCTATTTCTCCATGATTTGGAGAAAACCACTGAGACTCAGCTAATATCATATTTGGAACAACTGTAGAAGGATGTACATTTTTTAATTCACCATTAACCAAATAACTAAATTCAGGATCAAGAAAATCAATATGTCCACTCCAATTAGATGCTATGATTGGTTTATTAATCATACTAAATTCAAGTAATGGTCTTCCAAATCCCTCACCTTTAGTAAGACTAACCATTGCTTTTATTTTTGGATGGTTATACAGTTCATTCATTTCACTATCAGAAAATTCACCATGTAATAAATAAACAGGTGGAATTTTGTTAGAATTAACGGATTTTCGAAGACTATCTAATTTCTTAAGTATTTCTCTTCTATCCATATAAGATGAGGCACCACCACTAGTTTTTAGGATAAGAGCAGGTTGATTGGTTTTGTTTTTAAATGTCTCGTAAAATGCTTTAACTAATAAAGATACATTTTTGCGATCTTCCCCAAATTCTGCGCTTAAATTTATCCAATGTCCACAAAATAAGAAAGCAAATTGTTCTTTAACTGAGCTTAGGTCAATATTTTTAACATCTTCTGAGGGGATTGGTTTATATACTGATAAATCAGCCCCTTCAAATAGTACTTCCATCTTAGTTGATAATTCAACTTTACCTTCTAGTTGTTGGGTTTGTGGGTTTTGTCTATTGAATTTAGTATTTTTAAATACTGTTTTAGCATGTTCAGATGAAACTAATACTAAATCCATTCTGTTACAACCTTCAATCCAAGAACCATCACATATTGTTGTTTCTATTCCCGCTGTAATACCTACGTTAAATTTTCCTACTTTTTGAAATTCAGATGGAATTGTTATCCATATCATTATATCAGGTTGATATTGTAATTGTGGAGTTGTTAGCGAATATTCTTCTAAGAATTTCCATTCAGGATTATCATCTGAAAATCCTTGAGGTGTGTTTCCCCATCTACAAGGAAATATTTTTATATCCCAAGTGTCTTTATAAAGATCAATTAATGCTTTAACAACATCACGGCTACGACTTCCGTATCCTGAGTAAGTTTGTACTGGTGCGTAAATTACACATTTTAATTTGTTCATATAACTTTTATTTAGTAAGTAAGTTTGTGTTTAAGAATTCTTGGTTCGTAATCTGTATCTTTTAATAACTCATATTTTTCTCTAGGTTTCCAAGTATTAAATAACTCATCAATACTTTCAATGACTCTATTACTCATTTTTTCTGCTGTAAATCCAGCTTCATCACTTATTGCCCATTCCCTTGCTGCATCACTCATTTCTTTCTTTTCATCTTTAGATTTTTTATACAATTCCATAATTGCTTGAGCTGCATCTTCTGATTGACATTTATCATCAAAAATATATGGAGTAGGAACTGAACCTACTAATGAGTTATTTGTTGGGAATACTGGAATTGCCCATTTACCACATTTTTTATATGTTCCTTTATGATTAGAAGGTACATTTTCATTTGGAGTAAACCAATTTCCATCTTCATCTTCAAATCTCATTTGATCTTGCATACCTCCAGTTACGTTTCCAATTATCGGAGTACCTGCTAACATACTTTCAGTTAATGATAATCCCCAACCTTCATTTGAAGTTAACAAAATAGTACCATCAGCCATATTGTATAACCAATTCATTTGATCTATAGATGCTTTGGATTCATCAATAACAACATTGTTTTCTTCACTACATAAATATTCAATTACTGCTGGTAAATCAGTTCCATTCTCATCAATTGCATTAGTATGAAGGATAAGTAAACATTTCTTTTTCTCGGCTTCTGTGAGTTGATCATTAAACATCTTCCAAGCTAAGATAGTATCTGGAATGCTTTTTCTTCTAATATTTCTAGAGTTGAATAATAAAATAAAATCATATTCTTTACCCTTGGTAATATTATTTTTATATTCTATATATTCTTTAGAATTTAATTCTTCTTCACTTAATGGACGGAAAGACTTATGATTTAAACCATGTGGTACGTATGATATAATTTTATTTTTAACTTTACTACCTAAAACGTTCTTATTAATAAAGACAGTTTGTTTAGATATACCTAATAAAGCATCACAACTTTCATAAAATTCTTTATTATACATTGGAGCAGGAACACTATCCCATATATTAAGATAAACTATAGGAATTTGTTTTCTAAGCTCATTCTCCATTTGGAATAACCAAACAAAATACCTTGGATCAGTTATAAGCATTATAGCATCAGGTTTATCTAATTTTATAATTGCTCTTAATAATTCAGGATTCCCATAACCATCAGTTGGATACATTATTACACTAGAATCATTTATCCCAGCTAAATTATTTGTATCTGCAGATAAGTCTAATCTTTTACCTTTTTCAGGATGAGTAATTGCTCCACCTAATGTTACCCAATCATAGTGATGACATGTATTTATTACTATTTCACGAGCAACATTCCCCACGCCTGAGTAAGCTCTTATATCGTCCGATATTAGTAATATTTTTTTTCTTTGATTTGAAGGTAAATAACCTAATTTTTCTTCCATATGTGTTGATTTATCTTTAATATAATTAATTTTCTTTATATTTCCAAATATAATTACCTGCTCGTTTAACTTTCCCTAATAAATTAGCACTAATGTTAGTGATTTTAGTTTCACTTTTAGCCTGTTTAATAGAATCCCATTCTCTAACAAAACTCCCACTTAAATCATATTGAATAATACACTTAGATAATGATTTAATTTTTTGTTGAATAGCTTTATCACTGTGTTTTCCTCCTTTTGGAGCACCCATATTCTTCCTTTTTTCTTCTGAATGTTTTCTTCCGCTATTTGCTTTACTTATTTTTTCTTTGGATTCTACTGTGTGTATTATTCCTTTTCTATAGGTATTACCTAAATTTGTCATTCTGGCAGATGGAAACGGTTTTCCTAATTTAGATTTCCTTATATTTTCTATTCTATTTGGTGAATTAGATATTTTTTGTTTGGTTTCTTCACTACATAACCCTTTTGATCCTCCTAATTTACAATTTAGACCACCCCACCCTAATGTATTATATAGTAGTCCCCAATATATTTCTCTTTCATTTAATTGTTCTACTAAGCATTCTTCTATAATTTCAAACTTGTGATTTTCCCATCCATGTTTTTTAAGAGAATTATATATTTTAGGCTGTTGTTTACATGATAATATTCTATATGTATCATATCTTTTCCAAACATTAGTTGATTGCCCAACATAAACTTCACCCATTATGTTTGTTATTTTGTAAATTCCTATGATAACGTTGTCTTGCTTTTTCATCTTCTTGCTCTTTATTTTTCCAATAATAATCACGAGCACGTTGTCTTTTAACATTATTTTTTTCTTCTAATGTTTGATATTTTTTTAAACGGCCCATTTTATTATAAATATATAAAGATCCAAAAAAGATACAATTACTATTTGGATGTTGTGGAATTATTAATCATCTTTCGGAATTCTTCATCGTTTATGTACAAATTCATACACACATCTACTAATTTATTTAGACTGCTTTTATATTTTATACTTAAAATTTTAAATTCCTCAAATTGATCAGGATTTACTTTTACACTTGTGAGTTTTTGTTCTGAAGATCTCATTTTTATTGTTTATATATACATATATGAGTATTCTAAGAGACTCCAGAGTTGCAAAACTTAGTGTTAAGAAATGAACAAAATTTACATCCCCATTCACTTGGGTTAGGGAGATTATTAGATGTTTTATAACCATTATTATCAAAACATTCATTTATAAATGAATCTAATGCGTTAACTGCTTTAGTTATTTTCCCTTTCCCAGAAGCTGGGATGAATTCTTGGATCCTCTTTTGAGGAAATTCAGATTGTTCAGGTAATTTTCGTTTTAATATCATAAACTCTACTTCGATTTTATTTATATCTATATTAAATTGAGTAGAAAAGAAATGTTTATATAATAATAATTGATTTATTTTATTTTCATCTTTCTTCTGGTAATCACCCCATGATCCTTTTGATGTTTTAAAATCATATATTTTAAAGGTTTCAGTAGGTTCATGATACATTACTAAATCTATAAGACCCTTGAATATAACGTTGTTATATTGTTTGTTTGGAGTTGTTAATATTGGTACTTCAACTCCAATTAGATGCCATCCTCTTTTGCTAAAATATAAACTTTTTTTCTTTTTTAGAAAATTTAATATTTCTACTCCATCATCATAATATTCTCTCATTTCATCAGAATTACTAAAATGTGTGTTATTATTCTTTTCATAAACTGTTTTATATTCAGATCTAAAATTTTCGGAAAATTCTTCTTCTAAATCTAATCTATCGGCAGCGGCCGCACTTTGAGTATACATTATAGTAATATATTTTTGAATAGTATTATGCATACTTGTTCCAAATATTGAATTTATGCTAGCATCAAATAAATAATTTCCATCTTTATATTTTAATTCCCATTGTTTTGGGCAATTAGTAAAAGTAGATAATTGACTATATGAAATAGACTTTTGATAAGCATAATTTAATTCAGGTAATTTATACTTTTGTATAGACTTAACTATTGAAGGGATTTTTTTACCTGCCATCTTTTTCTTTAAACATTTGTTGGGCTTTTTTCAAATATAAAATTGCATCCATGTGTTCTTCTAAAGCATGGTTAATATAGTCTTCAAATGATAAATCACTTCTATCAAGTGTTTGACCATACTTTTCTTTCCCCATCTTAGCTCTATCAATAAACTTTTCAATAATAGACTGAACTATAGAATCTGGGGTAAATTCATCATATTTTACTGGCATTCTTCTTTGATTTTTTAGGTTGAGATTCATTTATCCCCATACTATCTAGAATATCTTTTACCTCATCTTTAGATAAGAGTTCTAAATATTCTGAAGCCTCTCTATTAGAACATTCATAGTACTTAGATATATTATCTAATAATTCAGGGTCTTGTGGCTTTTTAGTAGTTTTAATATATGGGAAATAAGTCTTTTGGGATTTTGGAATCATAGAACAATATACTATATATGATTTTTCTTTATCTTGGATATTCAGTTTCTGAACATAGTTAACTATATCCAAATAACCTTGATTCATTGAAAGAAACTTATTAATCATAAATACATTATATGTCTTTTTATCTTCCTCAGAGAAATCATTCCAATTTTTCTTAAAACTAATTATTTGTTTTATCCAATCAAATAATGATAATGAACTATTTTGTTGGATCTTCTTTTTCATATAAGTCTCTAAATTCTTGTTGTAATTCTTTAGGTAATAATTCTATTAGTACTTTTTTAGTTACTAAATCATAGAAGCAAGGTACTGGAATAATAACATCCTCTGGGGAACCTGCTACGAATTTAGATAATTTTTTTAACACTACTCCTTCTGTAAATACACAATTTCCTTCAGGTGAAAATACAGTTGTTGCTAATTTAATATCAATTTTTGGTTGGTTTACTTGTGATGGTCCGTTCATTTTATATAATTTGTTTTTGTTTAATTGTTTCTAATATACGAGATATACATCCCATAATGTTAATTTCTTTATCTAAGACAAATGATGAATGATACATATATTCTTCAAGAATTATTGTTATCATTCCTTCTCTATTAAGAGCGTAGTTCTCAATCTGCTCATATAAGAACCGATAAACGTCTTCATATGAAGATAAATCAGCGTCTGCCAATAGTTGTCTAATGTTTGTAAAACTGCTGATTGTGGGCTTTTTTAATTCATTTAATATACTATTTAAATAAGCATCGTTTGAATTTAATTCTCTTACATTAAGTACAAGCTTTCCATTAGTGCTATATTTTTGAAACGCATTGATTGTTTTTCTAAGATCTGGATAGTATTTTTTAATAATAATAACTAAATCCTCTTTTTCATACTGAATATTTTCTTGTGTAAGAATACTGTCTATAAAGAGTGCGATATCTTTCTTAGATGGAGCTACTAAATCAAATTCAGTACATCTACTTCTTAATGGATCAATTAATCTTTCAGCATAATTACCTGTTAAAATAAATCTAACATTGAAGCTATAAGTCTCCATCATATTAAGTAATAATACTTGTGATGCTTGGAGTAAATGAGTAGCTTCATCAAGTATCACTATTTTTAAAGGCTTGAATGTTGCAGATGAAGCAAATGAACCTACTTTATCTTTAATATCATCCATGCTTCTATGTTCAGTAGCATTTAAATATATGTAATCACAATCAATATTATTTACTAAAATTTTAGCTAATGTAGTTTTTCCAGAACCCGGTTTACCAGCAAAAAGTAACATTGGGATATTTTGAGTATCAATAAATTCCTTAAATTTTAGTTTATGTTCTGAAGAACATATGAAAGTATCTAAAGTATCAGGTCTAAATTTCTCATTCCAGATTGTATGGTTTCTTTTCATAACTTTTTATTTAATATAAGATAAAAAAGGGAGTTAGTAAAACCAACTCCCCATATTTATTTTTAATAAAACTGTTGTGGATCAACAGCGGTATTCTTTTCTTCAGGAATATCTATAATAGCTCCTTCAGTTAATAATACAATACCAGCTACTGAAGCTGCGTTTTCTAAAGCACATCTTACTACTTTAGCAGGATCAATAATACCTTTATCTTTCATATTTACATACTTATCATTTTTTAAATCATAACCTCCCCAAACTAATTTATCAGGTAAACTAGTCATAATTTTATAAATGTTTTCGTCACTATACCCTGCGTTTGATAATATTTTTCTAAATGGAGCAGAACATGCTTCATATACTATTTGAGATCCTATACTTTTACCAGTAATACTTTTACGTGCTTTAATTAAAGCAATACCACCACCCGGAACGATGCCTTCATCAATAGCTGCTTTAGTAGCATGTAAAGCATCATCTACTCTGTCTTTTTTCTCTTTCATCTCGGTTTCTGTATTGCCACCAACATGAATAATTGCTACTCCACCTGTAAATTTAGCTAAACGTTCTTGTAATTTTTCAGTTTCAAAAGCGGTTGTTGATTTTTCAATTTGGAGTTTTAATTCTTCAATACGTGAAGAAATACTTGTCTCATTACCTTTACCATCAACAATTGTAGTTTGTTCTTTTTTAACAGTAACAATTCTAGCTTCACCAAACCAATCCCAATTAAATTTCTCTAATTTCATTCCTTTTTCTTTGCTAAACACTTGTCCTCCTGTTAGAACCGCAATGTCTTCTAGAATTAATTTACGTCTATCTCCAAAGTCAGGGGCTTTAACAGCACATACTTTAATTGTACCTCTCATTTTATTAACAATAAGAGTAGCTAATGCTTCATTATCAATATCTTCAGCGATAATTAAAAGAGAACGACCAGTACTTGAAACTCCTTCCAAAATTGGTAAAAGTTCTTTTACTGTATTAAATCTACTATCTGCTATTAGGATATATGGATTATCTAATAAACAAGACATAGTGTTATTATCAGTAACAAAATAATGAGATTTATAACCTCTATCAAATTGCATACCTTCTACTGTTTCTAGATATGTTTCTCCGGTTTTACTTTCTTCAATATGTACTACTCCTTCAATCCCTACCTTACTCATAGCGGTTGCTATTAATTTTCCAGTTTCAATATCATTATTAGCTGAAATAGTAGCAATTTGCTCAAGTTGATCTTCTGATGAAATTGTTGATTTAATATCATTATGGATATGTTCTACTACCTGTTTAACAGCAATATCAATATCTCTTTTAATTTGAACGGCATTTTCACCATTATTAAGGTATTTAAAACCCTCATTAATCATTTTACTAGCTAATAAAGTAGATGTTGTTGTACCATCACCAGCTGCATCTGCTGTTTTGATTGATGCTTGTTTAATTAATTTAATACCTAAGGTTTCCATGGGGTCCTCAGTTCCTTGCATTTTTTTTGCTAAACTCACCCCATCCTTAGTAGATAATACTTGACCATTCTCTTCATAGAGAACATTTCGACCATTTGGGCCTAATGTTGAAGTAACAATATCTGATAGGGTATTTACCCCTTTTACTAATTTGTCTCTAGATTCCTTACCTAATTTTACTTGTTGTTTCATAATTTGTTTTATTTATAAATTTTATTTTAATTTTTTCCATTCAAACCCCTTATATATACCTCCATATAAAACACAAGTGTTTATATTTGATTGAGATAAATTTAATGTTCTTGAGGCGTAAGCTACACTTCTCCATTCTTTAATAATTTCTCCGTTTAATATTTGAACTATTGGTCTTTTAGATTTTGATATACTTAGATTTTCTTTATGTTGATCAGTTTTAGGTTTTTGTAATTTTTCAGAAAAACCAAATGGTTTGGGAATGCTATTTTTTTTACCTATTTTTTTCTTAGATTCTTCAGTATGTTTAGTTTTTCCTTTCATTTTTTCTCTTTTCTTTTGGGATGCCTCTTCTGTTTGTTTTTTTCCTAGATGCGAAATTCTCAATTTTTCTCTTTGTTCTTTAGTTACTATTGTCCACCCTCTAGTTCTGTTAGTTCTATTATAGAATTTGGGATTATTAGCAGCATCATATTTCTTTAACCAAAATTCCTCTCGTTCATTTAACTTAGAAATATCCTCAACATATTCTAATATAATTTCTTTTAGATCACTTTCAGGTTCAATTACATATTCTTTATAAGCTATTATCCAATCTATCCCTGAACCCCTATAGTAATTACCCTTATTCCCATTGTGTTTCCCAATATATGATTTTCCTGTTTTTAATATTGTTCTTAAGTAAATGTGTGGTTTGTTGAAATCCATAATAATATTTTATTATACATATCAACAAAAGACATATCAATAAAAGACATATCAACAAAAGATAACTTTTTAATTAATTTTAGCAAGTATATTGTTTTCACATCCAATAAAATATTCTTCACCTTCAAATTCTAACTTTGTAAATCCCATAGAAGGCAATATTACTTTATCTCCTACTTTAAGTATAGTTTTAATAAAATTATCTCCAGTGATTGAATATTTTCCCGGACCTATAGCTACTACTGTAGCTTGTTTATTTTTTTCATTCCCCATATCAGGGACTACTATTGAACCGAATTTGGACTCATCTTCCTCAATTGGTTTAACGATAACTGCATCGAATAATGCTTCTAATTTTTTCATAACTGTTTTTTTTGTTTAATTAAATATAATAAAGGTAAATTGAATTACCAAATCACCTTTCTGAATTCTGTTGATTTCATATTATTTGGCTTTATCGATCTTATTGTAAAGTGCTTCTAAGTATTCTAGGGCATCAACAATATCCTCACTCAATGGACCATCTTCTTCGATTCTATCATTCAATACTTGTAGTGTTTTAATCACTCGAGAAACATCTTTTATATACGGCTTCATGTAAGCAAATGATACACCATAATCATCATCTTGTTCTTTAACTACCTTTCTAACTTCTTCTCTAATTAGTTTTCTGAATTCTGTGATTTTCATTTTTGTTTAAGTTTAATTGTTTAATATACATATTATGCTCCTTGTAATCTTACCAAGAAATATTTAGTTTTAATTTCATTCTTTTCAAATTCCATTACCATTAATCCTTTTTCACTTATACTTATAACTCCACCTCCCATATCTTTATTTGCTACTAATATTTCTTTGAATATTTCTGAGTTAAATGGAATACTAATTCTACCTGAATTAACTTCTGCAGGTATATTATATGTTATTTTGTTTGAATGTTCATTATCCTCTCCAAATGTAAATTCAACAATAGATTCTTTACTACCTAAATTAATATCACTTTTAATAGTCATAAAATCTACCCCAGGCAATGCATTTTTAGCTTTAATTAAAGAATCTATATTTTCAGCATTTAGTGGAATTTTGATTTCATATTCTTGAGGTTCAGTAACTTCACCTACTTTTGGTAATAAAAACTCATCAGCTAAAGCATATGATAGATTAAAATTAGTATCTGAAATATATAGTTTAGTAAATACTTTTTGTTTCTTTTCAATAAGAAGTGAAATATCATTACTAGTAATACTTAATAACTTAAGTAATTGAGTAGTATTAAATATAGGTAGTGTACAATTAGAAATTGGGAAATTATTATGTTGTAAACTTCCAATCATATCTTTATTAGGTGATACAAATTTAATTTGTAATTCATTATTCTCAATATTTAATTTAGCTGTTTCAATTATTCCACCTAAATAATATTTAGAAATAACACTCTGTAAAACGGATTTATGCATCATATTTTTATTTTTAATTAATATACGAACTTTTTTAGAAGGAGAAAAACTTCCCAATGTTTGGATTTAAACTAGGAAAATCCCATCTTAGGTCAAGATATAGTTCTTTCAACTTATTCAAAAGCATCGATTCAAATATTTTATCAACGTCAATGTATTCTTTAACGAACTTATCGATCTCATCAGGTACCTTTGAATTTGGGAGCCCTATGGTATCTATCTGATATGGATTTTGTTTTAGGTTAATGATAAGTATTTTATCCCCTTCTATTATTGTTTCGAATTTTTTATCTAATTTTCTAAATTTAAGTAAATCTGAATAACGTACTGCTGCCTTTGTATTACTTGGGGCTTTAAGTCTAAATCTACTAAATATCTCTCCAGATGTTGGAGGAATTATATATGAATTTATTTGTTTAACACCAGTTGGTTTACCTAATAATCTCGGGTCTGTTTGTTTTAACGAATTGTAAAAATCTATTATAGAATTGTCTAATTCATGTTTTGGTGTGTTAAATAAAATATTTTTGATGAAATTTTCTCCGAATTTTTTAAAAATTGGATTCATATTAGACTTCATTATCTCCAAACCCTTTAGATCCAATGCATCTTTATGATCGGAAGGAATTGTAACTCCTTCCTTATTAGTAACCCACATCCCATATCTTCTCTTACCTGTAGCTAATATAGTAGAAGCAATTACCTCTTGTTTTAATTGAAAGTATTTATTTTTTGGAATGTTAAATAACTCATTACAAACATCCTCTAAGTTATCGTTTGCTTTAGACTGAATCTTACTAGCTATTTTAAGTACAAAATCATTCTTATTCTCCTCAGTAATATCTATACCCTTAGATTTCATATAATCTAAAACAGGTTTAAGCTCTATGTACAAACTATCTGTATCACTTTGAATAATAAAGTTTTTATCCATATAAATTTATTTTTTAAGATCTAATTCGAAATACTTTATTAATTCATCCTTAGACATTTCCATAACATTACCTAATTCACCATTTACATAATCGATAGAGGCTTTAGTAAGTCTTTGACCACTATTTGTAATAGCACAACTACATATCATATGACCATCAGTATATCTCCAAACGTTTTTAGCAAATGTACCATACATAGCATTTTGGAGAATCTTAAATGCAAGTTGAAACGTATCATACAATGCAAACTTACTCCAATCCTCCGATTTACCAGCTTGTTTTTTCATTCCTCTATAATGTTCACGTTTCTCAAACCACTTTTCTAAAATAGTAGCTGTAACACTTTGTTTATCAGTTCTAAACAATGCTCCGGATGCTGATATTGTGTATTTATTGTCCTTAATTATTTGTATAAGTTCTCCTAATTTAATCTCCTTTGAATCTAGAGTATAATTAATTTTATTTAAACGTTGTATTATTATTTCTTCATTTGGATCCCTTTGTTCTAGCTTTTCTAATGAATAGTTTTGTTCGTATGTAGAATTTACTTCAATCCTTCCAACTAATGTTTCGATACCTAAATTAAGGGATTTAATAATACTAGGATATAGTGAGGTATAATCTAAATCTATACAATCATAATATAATCCAGGTACAGGATCTAAAAGATATCCTCCAGCGTATGTTTCTTCTCTATTTTTTCTTGATGGATTATGAGTAGTTGGTTTATTAGGAGAGATAATTTTTGATCCTCGTAAGTATTTTAATATTGCCCCTTCACCTAAGACTGTGTTATAATAGATTTGATCATATGGAGTATTACAAATATGACTTATCATAATAGTTAACTCGATAAATTTAAGTTTTTCTTCTAATTTCTCAACAATCTCAACATCTCGAAGGTTATATTCAATAAATTTTTGTTTATCTGTTTTAAATAAAGTATTCAAATTACTTTCATATTCTACTTTCCCTAATTTAACATATTTTTCTCCAATATCACCTAATTTATATGATGGTTCTTCCTTTGTTATATATTTTTTATGCAACAGCATATAATCCAAATGATTAATACCACCTAATCTAACTGATAAAATAGCTGGATTATAATCTTGAACCTGAATTTTGCGGATTGGGGAAAGTCTAAGTCTATCTTCTTCATGTACTACATTTCCTAGTCTAAAGTATAAATAAGGCATATCGAAGTATTCACTATTCCATCCTACTACTATGGTTGGATCTATTTCTTCCCATTTATCCAAGAATTTTAATATTAATTCTCTTTCTGTTCTACAAGGAATGATGTGAGTATCTCCATCATTAATTTCTTCAATTTCTCTTGATTTATCAACAATAAAACATATTTTAGTTTTAGTAGTTGAATCTATTAAAGCTATAGAAGTAATAGGAGCTTGAGCATCTTTTATATATTGAATTGTAAGCGCTCCCCCCATTTCAATCTCAATATCCAAAAATACAGTATTATGCCATTCCGGAATAACATCCTCTTCACTATAATATAATTCTCTCAAAGTATATAATTCAGGATTTATATCCTTTTCTAATAAATCAGGATCACTCCAATCCGCCTTCCCATTAACTGGAACACAATATCCTCCAGTTAGTACAGGTAAAGCACCGTCTTGTTGGTGCTTTACTCGTTTATAAAAAATAGGGTTATGTTTAAATTGATACCATCCTGACTTACAGTCTCTTAGAAAGATATTATATGTCGATCGGTCAAAGTATATTGATTGGTACAATTTATTCTACTGGTTTTTCTTTCTTTTTAAAATGATAGTTTCTTTTTTTAGGAGCTTCTTCAGTAACTACTGGTTCTTCAGTTACCACCTCTTCAATAGTTATTGGTTCTTGGGGTACTTCCACTATCTCTTCTTTAGGTTCTGATGCTTGTAAAGCATTTACTTCTTTTTCTAGCTCATTAATAAGAGCCATGGTTTCATCAAATTTCATATTAGGTTGAGACCATTCAGTAACATGTCTTAATTGACTTATAATTTCTAGTAATTTTTCCATTTTATTTTTATTTAATTTTTACCTGAACTTCCAAATCCTTTGTCGCCTCTAGATTGTGTGTTTTTTAATTCGTTAAATTCTTCATCATTCAATTCAATAATTTCATATTCTGGGATTGGGATTACTGCTATTTGAGCGTATCTTTCTCCTTCCTCAATAGTAACATCCACATCACCTACATTATATATTTTTACCCCTAAATCTCCAGTATATCCTGGATCTATAGTTCCATAATGTGGGATTAAGTCATGTTTAAATCCTTTTGAACTACGTAATTGCACTTGTAACCAATACCTCTGAGAATCAGGGATTGTTAAATTTAATCCATTAGATACTACTGCTGATTTACCTGCAGGTATAACTGTTGTTTCAGTGCAAGTTATATCAAAACATGCACTTGTCGAATTATAGGCTATCGTTGGAATAACGGCCTTATCTGTGTTTTTATGAGCGTATATTGTTGTTATCATACTATGAGATTTAATTATTAAAATTTAGCACCATTTACTGAGATGGCATGAAGGAATTCATCACGAACCATATTATTGGGTTCTATAAATACACCAGAGAATTTGTTAGTAGTCATCACAGAGCCATGTTTAATACCTCTTGAACTACAACAAGTATGTTTACAAGCAATACTAACTGCTACTGATTGGCATTGCATTTTATCAGCAACATAATTATGGATTTGGGTGGTTAATGATTCTTGCATTTGTGGGCGACGAGAAAACCATTCTACAATACGATTTAATTTACTTAAACCAATTACATTTTCAGCCGGAATATATGCTACAGTAGCAAACCCAGTGAATG